AACCCTCCCCCGATGTCTATTATTTTTGGATCAAAATTGAAATTCTTGGAAAACTCGGCAGCCTCTATGGCCAACATAATTCCATTCTTGAATGCAGATGGGTTCTTGGCCATTGACCCTACATGAAAGGAAATTCCAACCAATGCAAGACCTAGGGTCTGGCACCGCATCATGAGGTCCGACCATTCATGTTTTTCGGCTCCATATTTTATTCCTAAATTGCAACGAGCCTCTGGGTCGTCGGCCCGGATACGGAGGATGACCTGATGCCATCCCCCCTCCGCCAGTTTTTCCAATTCACACTCGGAATCGAAGGTTGTCAATTTGATATTTAAATTTTTCGCATGTACAATCTCCTGTCGGCGTTTGCACGGGTTCGCGTAGATGATCCGTTCTTGCTCGACGCCCATTCCTAACACGAGATCAATCTCGGCGGGACTTGCGCAGTCGAACGAAGAACCCAAGTTCGCGAGGGTTTCTACGATTCTTGGATCCGGATTGCATTTGACGGCGTAGAATGGACGGATGGTCGGGAATACCCGCGTCCACTCTTTGTACGCCCGTTCTAGAATGCCCAGTTCGTAAACGTAAAAGGTATCTTCAGGTTTATGTGTACGGAGGAGTTCGGTGAGAACTCCAGCGCCGACCATCAGAAGTAAGACTTCTAGGTCTTATAGAGATTTTATTCTTAAGTGAGGCACGTGGACCTCCTGGCGATTCGCCCAAAAAAGGTGTGATGTGGCCGCCTAGGCGTGGAGGCATAAATACCAAGCACCATTCAAAACCCAGACATGGACCGCCCGGGCCCCCATCAATCTATTGATAGGGTCTTTCTTCTCGATCGCTCCGGCTCTATGGAGTCTTGCTGGGATGACACTATTGGCGGTTTCAACGCTTTTCTGAATGAGCAGAAGGCCACTGGTGGGACCCTGACCTTGATCCAGTTTGACCACGAGTACAATATGACATATGAGCGCACCAAGATTGATGAGGTGCCGTCTCTGTCCCGCGAGACCTACAAGCCTCGCGGCTCCACTGCTCTACTTGACGCCATCGGGCGCCTCACCAAGGACTGGAAGGGATCTTCAAACCCATCAGTCGTGATTCTGACTGATGGCCAAGAGAATGCTAGTCACAAGTTCACCAAGGCTCATATCAAGGACCTTATTGAGCAAAAGACCAAGGATGGTTGGACGTTTGCGTACCTGGGCGCCAACCAGGATGCGTTTGCTGAGGCGGGTTCAATCGGCATCGCCCCCGGGTGCACGATGAACTACGATGCGACCCGCACACCGGACGCCATGCGCGTTCTTAGTGCAGCCATGTCGTGCCAGGCTTCGGGACAGTCTCAGACCGTTGATCTAAAACTGTAATTTACTTATTGAAAACCTTGGCGGCTCCGGCCTGCGCCTGCTCAAGGTTCTGAACCGCCTCAAGCTGAGCGCTTAAAACCGATGCTGCGGGCACACCAGTCGCCATCCCGCCGGCATCACCTCCCGAGGCCGCACCGCGATTCGCGAAAACACCAATCATGCTTGCGATCACTCCGATGATGGCGAAGACCAACACCATGCATGACCAGTAAAAGTTCAGATCACGTGGCTTCTGTTCCTTGTTGTAGGTGAAAATCGTAATAGCCGCCTGAGCGAGCAGTGTCACCGACAGACACAGGAACACCACGGAAAGGATAAGGGGCATCATTATATTATTTTATGTATATTATTTTTTTTCCAAGAACCTTTTGCGTCTGCCGCCGAGCCGACTCAAAATTCGGCTTGGACCACAAAAGCCACCGCGACCAAAAGCCAGCCGTCTTGGCTCCTGAGCGCGTCCAATTCTCCCGCCGCGACCGAAGCCCACTCGCAGATCCTGCGTGCCGCGAAACGTACCTCTTCATGCGTTTGAAATCCCCGTGTATAGTGTAATCTGAAAACCCTTTGAGACCAAACCGCACTTTGGCCCCGTCTGGGAAGATGGCCATGAACTTGTGCACACCGTTGTCCGCTTTGCGCAGCGTCACTGCCATACTTTTAACGTAGAGAAATTCGTACAGATACGTAAATAAGCAGGGTTAAAATGAGGATGTTGAAAACAACATAACCTGTGATAAAAGGAAACACGGTGTCCCTTAGTGTATTATTTTCAAGAACCATATTGAGCATCTGCTTACTTAGAGATTCTTCAGTTTCTTCATCCATGGATAGATACTTTAAGAGACCCCAACAAAAATCTAGCCACGAATTCACGAAGCTCGGACCGGCTGTGTGCGTATTTGGCAAGTCGGGTATCGGGAAGACGTGGACCGTACACGACTCCCTGGATCCCTGTATTGAAATTACATCTGAAATTCTCCGAAGCAAACAAGAGACCCTACAATTTCTAGACAAAATTCATGGAACGAATATACCAGTGATTATAGACGAGTACGAATGCATACATGATCTCGTGGGTCTGAGGGAGATCACCAAGCCTCCGACAAATGGTATTTTTATTGTAATTTCCCAGATCCCGGTAAAATTTGATTTTGAAATAGCAACCTATGATTTTCCTGTACCTGATGAAGAGAGTATAAAGAGTCTGTTTCCAGAAGCCACGGATGAGGTTATCCGAAAATCAAAGGGTGACTTGCGCTATGTGATTCAAAGCCTTGAATTCAGAACCGATGAAAAGGATGAGTTTCAAGGAGCCAGAGATTTTATAGAAAGCCTAGTGTCTAACAGGTCGTCTGTAAATCCATGTAAGTATATAGGTCACCCTGTTCACGAGCCTGGAAATGTCACTGCAATTTTACATGAAAATTATGTAGACTCTAAAAAATGCAACCCAGAATCAATCACACAGCATATGAGTGATGCACTGGTTTTTGAGGATGCAATTTACAAGGGAAATTGGGATCTTTACCCCTATTACAATATGTTGGGGTGTATCCTTCCTGCAGTTGAAATTGGACACTCGCTCAAACCCCCTCTGCGCCCTGGCTCTGTATGGACCAAGTACCAAAGCGCGTGCGCGAGGGAAAAGCGACTCAAGACGGTCTCTCAACGCGTACCTGGGAAGCGTCTTTCAATGGATGAGATCCTGATGTTGCGTGACTATGCTGAGCACGGGAACATAGAAATACTGAAAGAGTACGGACTCAAGTCCCAGGACCTTGATGTGATGAATCACCTTACGTACGACATCAAAACGAGTCTGCGGTCAAAGATCAAAGTTCGGAATCTTTCAGCCCTCAAAAAGGAATTGACTTAAACACGTCGCTGGTAGTTTATGTAAGAAATGAACTGTCCTTGCCACGAGATTGAGGAGGAGTCCTTTGTCAAGGTTCAGGGGTCCGATGTGTATTTTCACTGCGAGGTCGCCGAGGTGACCGTCCTAGAACTGAATATGAAACTGAAGAAATTGGCCCTAGAGCTCAATCACAAGTACCTCGACTTGGGTATCAAAGGGCGCCCTGAAATTCGCATATGGATTCGGAGTGACGGCGGCGACCTCCACTCGGGCCTGAGCGCCATGGACTGTATCCGGGCGCTTTCCAAGCGCGTCAAGATTCGCACCATCGCTGACGGCGTGTGCTCGTCGGCCGCCACGTTCATTCTTTTGGGTGGCAGGACTCGGCACATGACTGAGAATTCGTACATATTGATTCATCAACTCAATATGGACGGAACCTGGGGGAAGTTTGAGGACTTCAAGGATCAGATGGAGAATCTGTCTCAATTTATGGAACGATTTAAGGATATTTATACGCGCGAAACCAAGATTCCTGAGAAGGATCTCAAAAAGCTGCTGAAGCGTGATGTGTACATGGACGCGGACAAGTGTTTGGATTGGTTCGTAGTGGACTCTATTTGGTCTTAGGGGCACACTTGCTGCGCAACTGGGACTTACTCCTCCTTCGTACCTGGCTCTGGGATCGCATCACTCGCGGCAACCGCCTCAATGATTGTAGGGGCCGACTCGGCTGATGCTGGCTTGGCGGCCAAAATATCTGGGATCTTGATTGACCCCTTCTGGAACTTCTCGGTAAACTTCTTGTACAGGAAGTAACCAATCACAAGAACGGCAACAATAGCCACAATGTTGAAGATGTTAAAGGGGGACTTGGCCTTGATGTCCTGAATAACAGTGCGCTTGATGTGATCAACGACTGGAGCGCTCATTACTAAAAAAACGTGTTTTTTTCAGGCCAGGTGGGCGCGGTCCCCATGGCTTGTAAGAAAAAATGGAGGTTTCACAAGCGTGGCATGATTTTGACATTCTGAGGAATACCCATGTTTCTGAAACCATTCACAAGGAATCCGAATACTTTTGTAGTTCGTGTGGTGGCTTCAAGGCTTTTGACGGCCTGGAGATTGACCTGCCAACCTGTACTGTATGTGGGATAGTGGACGACGCGTACGTATCTGACGAGCCCGAGTGGCACTCGGGTGCCGATGCGGGAACTGCCGATCCCTCTCGCGTAGGCATCCCTACGAACACTGACCACTTTTCGGCCGCCTGGTCACAGACAACCTACATGACCGTCCCCAGATGGGGGCCGTCGGCTCAAAAGCGCCTTGCACGAATCAACCACCACTCGTCCATGAATCACAGAGACCGCGCCTTGTTTCACGCCTATGCAGAACTTGATCACATAGGCAAAACAATTCTCAAGCTTCCAGAGGCTGTTATGTACTCTGTAAAGATCAAGTACAAGGCGTTCAACGAGGCTGTCCTGACCCGCGGTGCCGTCAGGAGCGGTATCAAGGCCAACTGCATCTTTCAAGCGTGTCGTGAGTTCAACGTGGCCCGAACCACTCAGGAAATCGCCGCCGCGTTTGGAATTCCGTCACGTGACATCTCCCGAACATTTGATATGTATCAAGAGAAGCTTCCCGAGACGACGGTCCACATCACCACACCGGCGGATCTTGTGAGTCGGTTTTTCAACGAGATAACAACCATCTCCGACGGCGAGCGTGGCAAGCTGAAAATGAAGGTCATTGCCAAGTGCAAGTCTTTGGAGGACACCGTGGAGCTCATGGGGCGCACTCCGAAGGCGATTGCGTGCGCGGTGATCGCGAGTGTACTCAAAGGGGTCCAAGGCGCGCCGGACCGACAGACCCTTTGTAGAATTTGCGACATTTCCGTACCCACCTTGTCAAAGATTGAGGCTATTTTGAATAGTTAAGGACTTTGAGCAATTTTTCTGTAATGAGCCAGGTTGTCCTATTCGTAAGCACGCCATGCTACGGGGGTGTGTGTCTGCAGGCCTACGCCGAGTCCATGCTTCGTCTCCAACGCACCTGCGCCGCCCATGGTATGCAGATGATGCTTGACACGACTGAGAATGAGTCTCTCGTTCACAGGGCCCGAAACCTTGCAGTGGCGCGCTTTTACCAGAAGACACAGGCGACCCACTTTTTGTTTATTGACGCAGATGTTCACTTTGACCCCGAGTCTGTGATTCGTCTGATCAAGTCTGAGCACGAAGTGGCGGTGGCTGCATATCCCAAGAAGTGCGTGATGTGGGACCAGGCTGAGGCGTACGTCAACTCGGGGAAGGAGGGGCGTGATCTTGCGCGCGTCGCGTCATCTCTCGTGATGAACTTCCGGTACCAGCAGACCCAGATCAAGGATGGGTTCGCAGAGGTTCTGGACGGCCCCACCGGCTTCATGCTCATCAAGCGTGACGTGTTTACAAAGATGTTCGCCAAGTATCCGGAGCTGAATTGTGTGAATGATCACCAGAACAAGGATCTTGACGAGTACGTGGCTGTGTTTGACTGCATGATTGACCCGGTGAGCCGTCGTTACCTCTCGGAGGACTATGCATTCTGTCGCCGTTGGCAGCAGATGGATGGCAAGATTTTCGCCGACTGTTTGACCGTTCTAGGCCACGTGGGAAACATTCGGTTCCAGGGGACACTTGAGGAGAGGCTTAAGGCTTAAATTCACATGAATAATAATGACGGTCCTCCACGTATGTATGGTCACGCGAAACAAATCCATTAGCGCTACGACCCTCCATACCGCCATGAACATCCATATGTTGTGTATGATGAAGGGAATGCATCTGGAAGTTCATTTTGTGGAGGACAAGACCACGCTGCCAAAGCTCATGAAATCTGGCGAGCGTATTTTTTGGATGGACTACGGCACCAATTTAAATAATGAAATTCTGAGCAAGGTTGTTGACCCGTTTGACAAGGGGGTGCAGATCCTCGTGTTCCCGTCAGTCAAGGAGGGCATCAACTGGGAAAACTTCAAAAAGAAGACTCGTGCGGGGTCAAAGGAGAATAGTGGACAGCGGGGCCTGGAATTTGATACGACCGTCGGTCGGAAGCTCGCGGACGGCCTCTACGAGTGCGAAAAGACGGAGGCGCGCGTGTGGGTCATGGACTCCAAGCCCGTTGACAAGAAGCTTCGGGGTGGCAAGGAGACCATCAAGGTTCCATATGACGATAACGAAGCGATGTTCGCGTCCCTCCGGAATTTGGGTATTAAAATTGGTGTCGCGTCCGAGGCAATCGTCGTGTGCCACTTTGTTCATGAATGCTTTGGAAACATCCTAGAGGCTGCAGGTGTTGAACTTCAGCCTTAGAGAATAGACACTTATAATTTACAACTAAAATGGAGGTGAAGGAATTCATCTCAAAGGTCTGGAACTCTTCAGACCTTGAGAGATTTCCGGGGCCTCAACCCGTCTCCATAGAACGGAGACACTTCCCTCTCCTCAAACGCCAGCCGTATATGGTGTGTGAAAAGACGGATGGAGTTCGCCATTTCCTAGTATCTTTTGAAGGTGGTGTGTTTATAGTAAACCGCGCTTTTCACTGCGAGCCTGTGAAGATCAGGGTTCCGAAAGACACCCTATTGGATGGTGAACTCGTGCAATTTAAAAATAAAAAGTGGGGCTTCATGGTGTATGACGCGGTGATCGTCAAGGGTGAGAGTCTTTTGAATTTTCCTTTGAATTTGCGACTTGACAAAGCAAGGGCAGTTATCAAGGGGATTATCAAAACTGCCCAAGCCCCCTTTGAGATCAAGGTGAAGACCATGACTTATTTGCAAGACTTCAAGTCATTTCCGGATCTAAATTCGTTTGACTATGAGACTGATGGTTTGGTTTTCACCCCCGTGGAAGAGCCTATACGTATGGGGACTCACGAGACTATGTTCAAGTGGAAACCTAGGGAGCGCATCACCATTGATTTTCAGTTGAAAAATGGACGTGAACTTTTTGTACAGGACCGTGGGGTGCCGTTCAAGGAGGCCGAGTTGCATATACGGCACAGAACAGACCTGCCTGAAGGCGCCATAGTGGAGTGTGGGTACGGCGACTTGGGGTGGGTCGTGGAAAAGATCCGGAGCGACAAGACCCACGCCAACAATAGGCGCACATATTTCAGAACAATAATCAACATACGGGAAAACATTCAACTCGCGGAGTTCAACGAGTTCGTCGGCCTGTAAAACGCGAGGTAAAACTCGCCTCGGAGACTTTGTATTTGAGGGACCTCGCGCACACTTTCGTCATCCTTGATATACCATTTATCAAACCTTTTCACAAGCAAAGCATAGTGTCCCCCGTTCTTGTGTCCCTGATGCAGCACGCATGCAAATAGTTTACGTCCCTCAAAATCAAGAGGAATTTCAATAGGAAATTTGTAATCGTACATTGAAAATGAAAAGCTTATAAACTTTGGCCATTTCTCTATACGATTGCGCACCATTGCAGCCTCATATGTCTTTCCCCGTTCGTCTTTGTAATTTTCAATAGGAATAGGTTCAATACGATCTTCCAAGAGGTCTTGCAGCCGGCACGGTTCAGACACGTCCAACAGCAGGGTCGTGAAAGGTGTGCGGATGGTGGACATTCCATCCTCCCACATGGTTTCTTGCGCCTCGGTTCCGTTAAACAGGTCCATGACGAATTCTTTACCAATTGACTGCTCAAACAGGTCAATGAGGTGCAGAATAACCTCCTGGGCGTCGTGTTGCTGTCCATCGGCGAAATCAGGGAATCTGATCCTAAAAGCCCCTATGAGGTCACTCGGGCTCACGGGGTCAGTCTTTCCTTTAACAAATAACTGTTTCACTATTTTTTGATATTCTCTAGTGACGTCACAAGGGCCCTCGTACTCGTGATCAAAAAAGTGTTTTGTGAGCGGAGGGACGTGGGCAAGGCACTGTACAGCAGTATTGAAATAACACGTGTTTCCGAGGTTCCAAAGACCTCGCATCCTCTTAGAGGATACGCGCTTTTGTTCTATAAATGAATATCGCACCCGGATCCAATCCGATGGCGAAGCCTCTCTTTGATAAGTGGGAGTCCATCATTGAGAACCACAAGTCCAAGCCTAATATTGAGATTGAAATCCGTTTCGGTCGCAAGTCGGGCAACAAGTTTGATACGAATGTTGGCCGGCACAGTTTTGAAAAGGCTCTGCAGGCCCTTGAAAAGTACGACGGATGGGAGTCCAAAAACCATTCCAATTCCACCGTGTACTACTTTTCAGGTGACAAGCGCCTCACTGTCAACGAGGACACCGACGAGCAGGTGGGCCAGGTCAAGACTCGTGTCAAGGTTGATGATGTGGAGCTCCAGGACCAGCCCCTTGACGTGCGGCTGGGTGTGAGTACAGAGGTGCCTTTTGAATACGATGGAGAAGAGACGAGTACCGAGCAGAAGACCAAGGAGCGTTGGTCTTTCGTACGGAAGAATCTTGTGATTGATATGACCATCGTCAAGGGCACCCCTGATGACAAGGACTCTGACGATGACACCACTTATCAAATTGAAATGGAAATTGTTGACCCCTCTCAAATTCAAAACAAAAATGAACTGTTCAATATGCTGTACAAAGTGTTTGACTTGTTGAAGTGCATCTAATTAACCGCAACATACTTGAGCCAATTGTTACGGAACTTGGCGTTGAGACCCGCGCGCGCCAACCCCGACCACGTGTACGTGTTTTTGGCTCCTGTGGGCAGACCCATGTTCGCGATGGCGTTATTTAGATTCTTTATTGATGCGCGATTCGTGGGAAGGGCGTACTCCTTCTGGAGCCGGGGGCTCTTTGACGCGTTGTACTTTTTGGGCTTGGGGCTCTTTTTGGGCGGAGGCGTTCTCTTGGGGATATTAGGCGTCTTGCGAGGCTTGGGCACGTAAGCAGGGATGACGCGCTTCTCACCCGTGATGGCGTTCTCCACCTCGCGAGCGGCACGAGCCGGGCTCATGGGCACCTCCCTGTTTATCCAGCCTCTGATCGCCGCCTTCATGTTCTTCTGAGAAGGTTTGGGTTTCTGAAATGCTAGGCGAGTCACCAAGTTTTTATAGGCTTGGACCTTGTTGGCTGGCATCCAATTTGGAACCTGAATTCTCCCTGTGTAACGCGCCTTGGGCGCCTCATTGGAGCGGTTGGCTGTCGTCTCCTTCACAAATTTCTTGTATGCCCGGTTGATATTCGCCTTGAGGGGCTTTCCTCGTGCGCCAACTGGCAGTTTGCCATAGATCTTCATAAAGAGACCCTCGTTGCCGGTGCGCGACATGTTCCCGAGGTTTGAGCCAAGTCGTGCAGCGTACTCAAACTCCAGAGCCTCCATATTGTTGTTTGAACCGGCAGATGATGGGCTCGGCGTCGGCTTTCTTGGCGGGCTTGGTGCCTTGGCTACGGACGTCTTCTTACCTGCTACATAGGCCCTGAGAGTATTGAACTTGTTAGCCTTGGTAGTCGCGTTGAATTCACTATGTAAATTAGAGGGCAAGAGAGCCTTGGCGATCTTGTTTTGCTCATCAGCGGGTAGAGTTGCCCATGCACGTCTGGTCTGGATACCCTGGCTCGTAGTCTTTTCCACGCGGCCATTATTCAGGAGGCGATAGTACATGCCGTTGACGACCAGATTGGCATTCCGTATAGGTTTGTAAACGCCCGCCTTGTTCTGAATGAGGCCTACGAGGTTTGTTGGCGTCATCTTGGTGTTCGCCTCTGCGATGCCCATGTTTCGCGCAACACCCAAAAGCTCCGCCTTGGTCAGACGGGTCGCTTGGCGATTGTTGATGCGCAGGATCTTGTTCAGTCCCATGGTGACCAAGTGCTGCAGGCCTGGTTTGAACGCCTCGTTTCCGAACGTCACAACGTTCGTCTTGACGTTGGCGGGAATTTTGAATATGGCTCTGACTGCCGCAGGTATGTTGCGTCCCGCGTCCGTATATGTCTTTATCACAGTCTTGCGGCCAGATGCCAAACCGGCCGGAATTGCGAACCAATAGGGCTGCTTACCCGGGCCTGGACGAACATAGTAGCCCTCTTTGGTCGCGTTCCAGCTCGGCGCGCGCCGGTTCTTTGGGGCGGCGGGAGTCGCCTGACGCTCCGGCGCCTCTTCTATAGGGATGCCCAGGTTTCTGAAAATCTTGCGCGTGTGCGCCGGAACGTTCACACCTGCATTGGCGTAGGATTTCGCGACCATGACGGCGTTCTTTTTAGAGAGGCCCATAGGTCCACGATTCACCGTCTCACCCGACTGAAGCTCCTTCTCCATCTTGCGCCACTTGTAAAGACGGGGCTTGCCGTTGGTGCCCGGGCGCACGTAAAAGCCGTGAGGGGGCTTGGCGTTCCAAGAGCTAGCGAGCGGATAACGATTCGCCAACTTGGCTTTTTTGGCATTGGAGTTTCCACCCTTGGCGGGTTTCTTTATGGCTGGGGATGTCCCCATATTGAACGCTAAAAATGGAACCACATCGTATTTTGTGAAGAATTCTTTGAAGAGTTGCTTAGGGGCCTCACGTTCGGACGGATCCTTGATGCCCGTGAAAAGAACGGTGCCATTCTTGAAGAATTGATAGGTCCATTTGGGGTTTTTGAGCTTGAGCACAACTGCGGGTACACTCGCTTCGGGCGTGTATCGCACAGACTCGCGCATGGTGGCCGGGAGCTTTGCAAGCTCGTCTTTTAAATCTTCAAGAGCAAATGGTTTATTCACGTAGAAAATTCCATCAATCTTTTTATAGGTTGGAGGAGCACCAAGCAGCAACTTTGGGGCCCAGCCGTTCTTAACTATCGCCAAGAGAGCCTCTTCGTAATTGCCGAGACCCATGACGTCAAAGTAATTCTCAGTAAAGACGATTGTTTGCTGACCTTTTTTGGCCACAATCTTGGCGACTCCATCAGCGTCACCTATCCACCGCCCGTTGTCCCACCGGACTACAGGTTTCTTGAAGGTGGTCTTATATCCCATAATCTCAGAGAAACCCTTGGGAGCCGATTGAAATACTGAAAGAAAATTGGTCGGCAATTTAAATGTAACTATTTTGGCGGTAAGGATGGAGGGTGAAACCTTCCAGCTTCCTTGGCTGTTTGAAAAAACGCGCTTGGATCGCCATAGTTTTTGAAACTTGACGATCCGAGCGTGCTGCATACGCTCCTGCTCGGCGAGCGGGTCCATTACTATTTTCCTATATTTTATTCCACAGACAAAAAGTCTAGACCGAAAATGAAAGGCTGGGTGGAGTACGCGTTCCCATTGTAAATCTTTGAATCCACACGCACTTCCAGATCGCGTGCACTGAACGGCCCAGCGTAAAAGTCCTGGTTGAACTTGAAGCTGCCCAGGTTGTTCTCCTTGCAGTGCTGATTGAAACGTGCGATGAACTCGCGTTGAGGGACAAACAGGTCCGTGCCGAACCGAAGCTTCTCGGAGCACAGGAAGTGTTGCAGAGAGTTTGTAACGGTCGCCACCTGGTTCCGTACTTGGACAAAATACTTGGGGAGGACGTTCCAGATATCCTTTGAAGCGTACTTGTGTGAGTAGTCAAGATAGGCCCGCAGACACTTGCACAAAATTGCGGGCATCTCAGTCTCCAACTTGGCGTCCAAATGAGGGTCAGCCACGTCAGCTGCGATTTGCCGACCAAAGTTCAGAGTCGCGAGGCGGCGGAGGATGGACCCAGAGTTATCCTTCCAGTTGGGCACCTCATTTCCACCCAGGATTCCGGGCGTCTTCCACTGCACGCTAAGCGCCGTCTCGTTTTTGCGCGCAACTGAAAGATCCTCACCGGACACTAGAGACTGAAACTCCGCCTGCTCAAGCGACAGGTCACCCTTGATCTCTGGACTAATGAACATGAAACCCTTGTAAATACTCTGAAGTCCAAACTTCTTTTCAATATTGTTTGAGAGCGTCGCAACGTCCTCACACTCGTAAAACTTGCGAGCCACCTTTGTGATGAGTGTGGACTTTCCAGATTGAGCAATTCCTTTCAGAAATGGAATAATCTGCCAGCCATCCAGTTCGTTCACGTCAAAGCACAGCCGCCCCATGAAAACGTAGAGCCACCGGCACACGTCCTCATCAAACCGCTGATAGTCCATAACCTTCTGCATATGAGGCGTTGGAATGTGATACCAGTCGGTGAGGTTGTGATACGGGTCAAACGGCAAGTCAAAGTACTTGCAGCTCACGAGCAACGGATCAAGCTCGTGAAATTCCTTGGTCGTATACTCGTAAAATTTGAAACCAAAAGCTCCGGTCATGGGGTCCCGGTTCTCGTCTATCGGCCGGGAATCCAACAGGCCGTTCTGGAACGACCAGACGTGACGATCCTTTTTGATTTCCTGAAACTGGATATCCTTACAGTTTGATAGATGACGGATGACGTCATGCGCCATGTTTCCGCGATTCGTGAGATTCATCCACATTTCAACGTTATCCTCCTTTTGAGTCTCGTCGTAGACAAAATCCTTGATTTCCTTGATCTGTCTCCACGCACGCGTGTTGTAAATCTCCTTGCAACACTGATCACGGTACCGACGAAACCCCTGCTTGTACGCCTGACGCAGGAGATGGATCAAAAGACTCTGGTAGGAGCTCGCAGCCTCGCCAATGTCAAAGTCCACGTCAGGACTCTCGGCGAGGGGGGAGTTGTGAAACTTGAACTCGGCATCGTTTTCAATAAACTTGTTTACAATCTTTTTGTAAGATTCCTTGAAGCGCTTGATTCGGCGCTCAAACGACATCTTATTACCATTAATGTCCTCTGTTTCCGTATGAGATATCTCAAGGAGCTCGGCGCGTGCGAGCATAAATCCGCAAATATCAATAGTCCGACGCTTATTCACAAGCATACGTTCAAAGTCATCCTTGTCAATGTCAATAGGAAGTCCATAATCGTCCCGCTTGGAACTCGCTGGAAGCCACTTGGTGGCGAGCAAATTGTATATTTCCTGACGCTTGTCTTCTTTTTGCAAATCAAGGTGTAGATTCTTTTCACAATCGTCCAACTTTGAGTTTAGGTCCTCGGGTGTCCACGAATTGATTTCCTTCTGATACGCACTTCCATCGGCGTGTGGTTGGGCCTTTTTTTGTGTGGTCCCCTTGGTTGCCATTACTAAAACTGCGCGAGACTTTTTTAAGCGGGAGCGAGCACTCCAGTCTCGACTGGTGCTGGCGCGAGTTTGGATACGGCGCTCAGGATTTTCACCAGAATTTTGTTCTGCATTTCAAGATTCAAAGCAATCTTCTCAGCTGCATCAGCGTGGCGCTTGCCGATTTCAGCAATCGTCTCACCGTCCTCGGTCGCAAGTAGGTTACCCAGAGCCTCAAACATATCCATGCCCTCCATCTCATCATCCTCCTCGTCCATCTCATCAAGTTCCTCCTCGGGCTCCTCCATAGGGGGTGGCATTGGCATACGGGCACGAGACATTGTACTATCTCGTGATACTTTCTTGGCGTGAATATTTTCGCACTGTATATTAAAATGCCTGCCGGCGCTCTGATGCAACTTGTCGCATACGGTGCCCAAGACGTGTACCTGACCGGAGATCCCAAGGTGACGTTCTTCCAAACCGCCTACAAGCGTCACACCAATTTCGCCATGGAAACAAGCCAGCAGACGGTGGCTGGTACCGTGAACCCCGGTGGCCTGGCGTCCGTGACCCTGGCTCGCTCAGGAGACCTCGTCGGTGACATGTTCGTCGTGCTACAGCCCACGACCGCCGACTCCGGTCAGCTCACCTCCGATAATGTGGTCAGCGACATGTGCTGGGTGGCCGAGCGTGCATTCACCTCCGTTGAACTCTTTATCGGTGGCCAGTCTATTGACAAGCACTACCAGCTGTGGTTCCGCCTGTACTCCGAGGTTTTCCTGGACGACACCAAGAAGCAGAATTACGGAAAGCTCACGTCGTCACCAGTGCCAAATAACGTCAACCAAACGTCAACGAGCTATGTGTACCTGCCTCTGATCTTCTTCTTCAACCGCAACCCAGGCCTGTACCTGCCCCTGATAGCCCTGCAGTACCACGAGGTCCGCCTGGACTTCACAATCAGCCCCCAGTACGCCAGCTATTTTGGCACGAACCCGTTCGCTGTGTGGGCCAACTACATGTACCTGGACACCACCGAGCGTGAGAAGTTCGCCAAGAAGCCCTCCGAGTATCTGATTGAGCAGGTCCAGTACATCAACGCCGACCCAGTCGGCTCCACCAACGAGAACACTCCCAGTGTGATCCGTATGCAGTACAATCACCCAGTGAAGGAGCTCGTCTGGTGCTACCAGACTTCAGCGCCATCTACCAACCCCAATTCCATGTGGAACTTCTCGTCCGGTGTGTCCAACGTGAACGTGACTGTGGACCCGGCCAAGATTGCGGGCTCCCGCGCCCCTTTCTCCCCAGCCCACATCGGATCGCCACTCCTGTATGTGCCATCCACATTCTCCTCCCCTCTGCTCACCACATCAAACATTGTGGTGACGGACAGTAACATTACGGGTGATACTTTCTTCACTTTCCAGTCTAACGTGGCTTCAGGCAACGTCTTTTGGGTTGAGTCCGGTCTGCCACAGGTGACTTCTAATCTGACGTTTGGCGTGGAGGTGGGTCCTCTCCACCAGTTCAAGCTGATTCTGAACGGCACGGATCGTTTCGTCCCCCAGTACGGCAAGTACTTCAACCAGTACCAGACGTATCAGTATCACTCTGGGACGCCATACCCAGGAATTTACGTCTACTCATTCGCCCTCAAGCCTGAGGAGCTCCAGCCCAGCGGTACGTGCAACTTCTCGCGTATTGACATGGCGCAAGTGGCCGTGAACCTCAAGACGGGTATGCCGAGCTTGAACCAGCGTATGTTCGCGGTCAACTACAACATCCTGCGCGTACAGTCGGGTCTCGGCGGTCTCGCGTTCGCCAACTAATTTTTGAGCTAAATTTTTTTCTCTGGATATAGTACAAAATGGCCGGTGGACTTATGCAGCTCGTTGCTTACGGTGCTCAGGATGTGTATCTGACTGGTCAGCCCAAGGTGACCTTCTTCCAGGCGGTGTACAAGCGTCACACCAACTTCGCCATGGAGAACATTCAGCAGACGGTGAACGGCACCCCCTCCAACGGTGGCCGCGTGTCCGTGACCATTGCCCGCAACGGCGATCTGGTCGGTGACATGTACGTTCGCCTGCAGGCGCCAACTGGCCAGTCCCTGGTGCCCACCTCCACCAACACTGGTGCCCCAGACACGTGCTGGCTGGCGGAGCGTGCGCTTGTGGACATTGAGCTGACCATCGGTGGCCAGCGCATTGACAAGCACTACCAGACCTGGTGGCGCCTGTACGCCGAGCTGTTCCTGTCGGAGTCTGAGAAGATCAACTACGGCAAGATGACCTCGGCTGCCAACCCCACCATCGACACCACCAACCCAAGCAGCGTGTACCTGCCCCTGCTGTTCTTCTTCAACCGCAACCCCGGCCTGTACCTGCCCCTGATCGCCCTGCAGTACCACGAGGTGCGCCTGGACTTCGACCTGACCAACTACTTCACCAGCTACTTCGGCGCCTCCAGCCCAGTGTTCGAGGTGTGGGCCAACTACGTGTACCTGGACACCGAGGAGCGTCGCCGCTTCGCCCAGAAGGGCCACGAGTACCTGATTGAGCAGGTGCAGCACACCGGTGGCGACAGCATCACCGCCACTGCCGGCGGTGCCCCCCTGTCCGCCTCCTCTGCCCAGACCATCCGTCTGTCCTTCAACCACCCAGTGAAGGAGCTGATCTGGTGCTACACCAACACGGCCGCCACCGCCAACAACTCCCTGTGGAACTTCTCCACCTCGTGCGCGAACGTGCAGGTCACCTGCGCGACCTCGCCCCACCTGGCTCTGGGCTCCATGCCCCACACCGTTGGTGCGCCCCGCATGTCGTTCGGCAACGTGTGCGTGACCGCCACGAACTCCACCCTGACCTCCAACACCACCGCCAGTGCCATGTGGGTTGAGGAGGGCTCGTCTGGCCAGACCAACGCCACCGGCGTGGAGGTTGGCCCCCTGTACAACTTCAAGCTGGTGCTGAACGGTCAGGACCGCTTCAAGGAGCAGGCCGGCAAGTACTTCAACCAGTACCAGCCATACCAGTACCACTCCGGTGTGCCATACCCAGGCATCTACGCGTACTCCTTCGCGCTGCAGCCAGAGGAGCACCAGCCAACCGGCACCTGCAACTTCTCCCGCATTGATAACGCCCAGGTGGCTATCAACATGAAGGGCAACTACACCACCGGCCTGCAGAAGATGTTCGCCATCAACTACAACATCCTGCGCATCCAGTCTGGCATGGGCGGCCTTGCGTTCTCAAATTAAATCCTCCTATATATTTATTAAAAGTGGTTTGCCACTCGCCAAAAAAACGGGCTTCGGCCCCAAGGACGTTCCCGGTCCCTGGAGTCGAAACGAATTTTAAAATTAAATTAACGCGCCACCACCTGCCACGTCCCCTTCAAGGCTGCAAACTCCTCCTCAATAACGTCCGCACAGTATTCAGGGTTGAACCCGGTCGCGCAACAAAATACGTCAATGTAAACTCTGTTGTTTTCCGGATACGTGTGTGCGCTGAAATGGCTCTCGGCCAAAACAAGGACACCCGTCGTCCCCATGGGATCAAATTGATGAAAAGCCTGGGAAACAACGTTAAACCCACACCTTTCAGCGATTCGCTTCATGATTTTCTCAAGATGAATGGTCTTTGACACCCACACACCATCTACGTGTCCGACCAGATGTTTCATTTCTATTCTAAGGATTGCTTATTTTATATACAACCAACCCAAGCGCCAGGAGAATGTACAAAAGTCCAAAATAGCGCTGGTACGGTGTGGCCTGATTCTTTGTCGCCTCAACAAAGTTGGAGACGCCCAGAGCCCCGAATATAGCAACAAACAGCACGAGAAAAGCTACGTTAAAGTCGGGCATTTAGTATATTACTATAAAATAAATGGAGGGGCCAGAACTTATGAAGGCTCTGAAACTCCAGTATCCCGACGCGAGCATTGAAGAGGTCCTGGACAAAGCCAGACTCATAGGACTTGAACGAATTTTCATTGAAATTAGAGACATGACTTTTGAGACACCTGTTCACATCATTGAGGAACTATGTGACCGTTCCCTTACATGTGAAGATGCCATTACTGTACTGAAACTGATGGCTGATTATAATACTGAATTTAGTTTTGAAATTAATAGTCTAATTGTTTCTCACAGTGTGGATGCGATGTACAAATTTTTCCAATTGGAAATCAGTAACCTCCGCCCGTCTTGTTGTATGAGACTCCGACGTACCAGTAATATAAGAAGAAGAACCCAGCCACCATCATGAGTGTCGCCTTGATCACCTCAGATGCGACGGCCCGGCGGGCTGGATCCATAAACGCCTGGAGACCTATCAGTAAGAGTATAACGGCCATCATCAAGATCATAAAGTCTGACAGCATTTACTAAATGGGGAGATTTTGTTTTTGACCGCGGTTAAAAAATACACAATTTATCTCGTAAAACAGTAGATGAATTTTGCATACATTGATTCCAGGAGCCTCCTGGAAAGTGTACTGGTCTCACAGCCTCCAGAGCCTATTGATGCATTGCCATGTGAACTCGACCCCAAGTGGAAGGACTTTGAGGATGAGCTGGCTAAATTTAAGGATGAATTTGCCAAGGCTCGTGTAGAGTATGGGCAAAAGTACGCCGAGCTCACTGAAAAGAAGGAAGAGGTGAGTGTTTTCAAAATGTTGATTGAAAACGTGAGCTCTCAAAGCTTAAAGGATAAGCTTGAAGATATAATAGACAAGCACGAGTCTGAAGAGGGCATCTCGGCCCTGACTCAACAATGCAGGGAGGCGGCGGGGAGAATTGATGCGATGAAGAAGGTGCTCCACGACACGAACATTGAAAGGTACGGCAAATTCACGTGCTTTGTGTGTATGGACAGACTCGTTGACCTTTGTTTTGATCCATGTGGGCACGTGATTTGCGAGCGGTGTTGGAGTTCAACACGCTGCAAGTCTACGTGCCCTGGGTGCAGGTCGCGGCTTATTGGAGTTAGGAAGATTTTTACTATGAGTTAGTTTTCAACGCGGGTTGCGTTAAATTCCTGAAATTTGTTTACTATGTAATATTAACAAAGGTTCCATAGTATAACGGTTAGTACAGCAGACTCTGACTCTGTTAATGCGTGTTCGATTCACGCTGGAACCTTCTTCCATGGCACAGTGGTAGTGCGTCCGTTTAGTAGCTAGAGATGCGCAGCATCTCGCCCGAAGAGCGGGAGGTCCTGAGATCGATCCTCAGTGGAAGAACAGGGGAACTCGTTTCCCTCGACCTGAACAAGTCGTTAAAAGGTTCTTCTGACTTTGGCGCAGTGGTAATTCCACTTAAACGCGATGGATTGTAGCTCCACAGATCGGGTGTTCGAATCACCCAAGTCAGAACGACCCGAGCACGTCGTTAAAAGGTTCATCAGGCTCCTGTAACTCAGCCGGTAGTATTTATATCGTTAGTGTGAGGCTGTTATTTATAGTAACGGCGGAAGACCTCAAAGTCGCAGGTTCGACCCCTGCCGGGAGCGAATTTTTTAACTGTCCAGCTCCAGTTAAAAAAACGCAACGTAAAAATATAAATGGCAGTTCGTCTCGTGGATTCCATGCCCCGTGGCGTGAATGAGGGTGATGCCGCAATCGTCCAGGCGGCTCGGGTCTCTTACGGAGCAGGCACAAAGTCTGTGAGCAATGACCGGGCCCTGATCCGCTATCTCATGCGTCACAAGCATACGACACCATTTGAAATGGTTGAATTTAAGTTTCATATCAAGGCGCCCATCTTCGTGGCGCGTCAGTGGCTCCGCCACCGTACGGCCAGTGTGAACGAGTTGTCGGCCCGGTACAGTATCGTACAGGACGAGTTCTACTTACCCGATGAGCTCCGTCAGCAAGCTACGACTCGTGGACAGGGTGGTGAAGATCCGTACGAGGGTGGTGAGATGCTGCTGCTAAAGCAGAAGGCGTCATGTGACCTCGCATTTCACACGTATGACGAGCTCATCAAGAAGGGGGTCTCACGTGAACTGGCCCGGGCGCACTTGCCTCAGAATACTTTTACCGAATTTTACTGGAAAATTAACCTTCATAACCTGCTTCACTTTTTGCAACTCCGCATAGACGACCACGCACAGTGGGAGATCCGTCAGTTGGCGCGGAAGGTGTACGACCTGATCATCCCTCTGGCCCCTCTGACGTGTGAAGCGTTTGAGGACTTTCGGCTCGGCGCCATCACGTTGAGCCGTCTTGAGATTGAGGCTCTCAAATCAGGACATAATGAGGTTCCAGGTAAGGGTGAAAATCAAGAGTTTAAGGAAAAGATTTCCAAAATTATGAATGAAGGTGAAGATTCCAGGAGCGCTGCGTGAACAGGTTTGGCTAACGTTTTGTGGAGATCGGCTTTTCAAGCACAAGTGCCTTGTGACGTGGTGTGAAAACGTCATAACGCCCTTTTCATTTGAGGTGGGTCACAATATTCCAGAAAGCAAAGGAGGAGCTACTGACATTAACAACTTGCGCCCCATCTGCAGCAAGTGCAACAGGTCTATGGGGGACGAGTACAGCATTGACGAGTTTTCTGCTTTATCGGCACCGAAACAGGCGCGGCACCTGTGGGAGTGCTTCAGATTTCAGCAAGAAATCGCATCTTCTCCTGCGTCCTCACCTGGAAGAACATGAAAATAAAGACCATGAGGGGTAAGCTGCGTAGCTCACCGAGAGCCGAGTGCTCGTATCCATACCAGCCTTCGAGAGGGAAGGGCACTTTCTTAATGAAAACCCGTGCACCGAAGACGATGACCGCCACGATTCCGAACTGGACACACACCTCGGCGAAGATTCTCCACTTTGGTTTGGTGTCTTCCAATTTTGGTGTAAAATTGTCAACAAGTCTGGAAACGAAGAACGCAAAGACGAAGCAAAGGACACCAACCCACGCGACGCCCAATGCCCGAACGGCTTCATATGACATTACTAGTGTTAAAGAAAAAAGTCCTTGAAAGAGTGGGGTAGATGCCCCGCGTTCTAGTAGCGTAGTTGGTTAACGCATTGGCCTTATGTCGGAGGGGCGAAGCTTGTTCGCCCCGACAAGGTGAACCAAAGATCCTGGGTTCGAGCCCCAGCTAGAACAACCCCCGTAGTATAATGGATAGTATAGCGATCTTCTAAATCGTTGATGTGGGTTCGATACCCACCGGGGGTGACTTTACGCATCAGTGCCGGAGCTAGGTCTAACGGGGAGGACTTAAGATCCTCTGGCGAAAGCCGCATGGGTTCAAATCCCATCTGATGCAAAGGAGCAAACGGAGTTTGCGACCCTTTCACACTCCATAAAATCTATACATAGTAATAGATGGATTTTATGAAATGTATATGGGACTCTGACGGTGTCGCTCACGTGACTCTGGTTGTTAAAGACTATCCAGCGGATGGCGTGACACTAGACGTCATCAAACCTATGATTGAGGAAATTCGTGAAAAATCATCGGGAATGATCATCAAGGCGGACCTCGTTCACACCCCTTTTGTGTCTCTGGACAGGTTTCGTCTTATTGTTAAAATAGTCAAGGAGGTTGTGGAGTACACACGCGACGACAATATCCTCAGACAGATTCAGTTTATAAATACGGGTTTCATCTTCAGGACCCTCTATGGACCCATAAGCTTCGCCATACCCAAATGCTTTCGCGATATTGTCGTATTTTTATAAACCCCGGAGTTTGTAGATGGAACCTCGGAACAATTCTCTGAATTGTTCCTGGCTGCGTTTCCAGGCTGACGAGGATGCCAAGATTCTCTACGTGGACATCCTCGTCGGGCGGTTTATTGAACTCCAGCCAAGCGTGGAAGATACAGACAAGTTTTGTCGGGAACTTTATCCAGTTCTTGACAAAATTCAGGATCTGTGTCTCACACGCGGTCTCAAGCAGGTGTGCTCGGCAGATTTGAAGGATATCAATGTCAAGAAAATCAGGCCAATGACTACAATGCACATCATATGGAACGTCTACGAGTACACCAAAAACTGTATTTTACTTCAAAAATGTCAGCTGTCGGGTGGGGGTGAATTCTTCAATGCGCTTGTGGAGGGTGTCCGTGGCTTCCTCCCACCATTCATGCGGAACCTCATCACGTTAATTCCTTAATAAAAGCTTGTACGCATCAATAGCGAGTCCCAAGCCTACGACTGAAAAAAATGAAATTTTCTTACCAGTTTCAGTTCCATATATACGAACAAAGTCTTCGTCTGTATATGGAATAGTCTGACGTTTTATAAGAGTTAGTATACAGTTCCCACCTAGCGCAACCCACTGTATCCCCACGAGGGCTGTTATAATTGCATGGAACATGATATACGTCCTGTCAGTAAAGAATATACCCATGATCATGAACATAGTGACTAGTTCATGAAACAGGAGTAAGAGCTCTTCCTTCATAGATAGATCATAATCCGAGTGCACCACCTGTATTGTTCTTAGACCTCCGTAAAATGCAACTACAGCCATTGCCTTTACGAGTGTAAAATCATCCATCTAGTAATATGCGGTATAATTTTATTTTAATTTTCACGCCTATTTTAGAATATGATTCCAAAGATAACACATCAAATTTGGTTTCAGGGTTGGGATGAACTTCCGATGAGATATATGAGTGACGTTGAAAAACTTGAGAATATGAATAAAGACTGGGAACACATGAAATGGGACGAAGAGTCTCTGAGGTCTGAATGTGTAAAGTTCAGTCCAGAGGCCCTCACCAAGTTTGATGGGTTTGACAAAATGATTCAAAAAATTGATTTCGGCCGGTATATAGTTTTGCACAATTACGGTGGTGTGTCAGTGGACTGTGATGTTGAATGCTTGCGCCCCCTTGACAAAATTCCAGGACTGACCAAGTATGATTTGATATTAGGAAAAAATTCATTATCAAGATTAGAAAATAAACTAAGTTCATTTGGTTTGTCGCATGATCTCGTCATTGTAAACAATGCAACGTTATGCTGTTCAAAGGAAAATTCAATCATACACAATCTCGTGAAATTTCTTATAAAAAATGAGTCATGGAACGAAGATGACGTGTTTGATACGCAACTCAAAACCGGCCCCCTCATGCTTAGCGTATTTTTCAATAAATATATTGATGATCCAGATGTGAACATTGTAGATTCTGACGTGTTTGAGCCATGGGGAAACATAACTAGACGCACTATTCTCAACCATAAATATGATTTGTCATGGACCCAATATGGTTCAATTCCTGTGAAAATTTACAGGACTCTCAAAAATAATCTTCTTTTAATATTGATTTTCATTCTTGTTCTTTTCACGTTTTTTAGTGTAAGAGGAATCGCCATACGATATAGCCTACTATCAATAATAAAATGATAAGAGGGGCTAGGTTTCTTATATAAAATGTATAGTCGTGCGTCCTTAAAACACCTATAGTAGTATTAAATGGACTTTCCTGACTTGCAATTGGTTCACTCGCATGAAGATTGTACGAAGGATAATTATACGCAAATGTATCTATAGCTATTTTAAGGTGAACAGGATCAACCATAGACCACTTTTTTGCGCATTTCAAGCGGATAAGATATGCATGAAACGTCACCGATATACCCTCCTTTAAATTTTCAGAATGATCATACATGTTAATTCTAAATAATTCAGGTGCTCCCAGATTAACAAAGTCCCAGTCATCTGGAAGCTCGGACATTATTTTATCTAATTTTCCAACAAAATTGGGAGTCAATACAACATCATCTTCAAAAATAAGAGTGGTTTCGTATCCATTTTCAACGATGTCCCTCCATACCCTAACATGGCTCATGGCGCACCCCCATTCAGATTTGGTAATGAAAAGTTTCTGAGGAGCTTCTAGTTTACCGTCAGTTGCGTTGAACATCTCCACGTCAAGGCTGTGACTTTCAAACTGCTTCTGAGCTGAAGCCCTCCTTTCCTTGCTTCTTTCCAGATTGATGCAATATGCGTGGTCAATCATCTGTTCTATGTATATAAAAAAATAAGGAGCGTTTCAGCAAATGACAGATCTACTTGTGTTTTATCCCAAGGGAAAGCATCTCCATATTGAGTTCCTTGGGGGCAAGTACATTGAGAATCAGCCAAAGACGCCCCTAGAGGCGGCTGAATTTTCAATGAAGATCAAGCCTGTCGTTGCCCAACTTGATGAGTATGTGGAGAAGCATGGACTCAAGGAGATCATAGAGTTGAACCTCAAGGGGGTCCCAATTTCAAAACTAAATTCAGAGACTGCGATCCATCTCCTCAAGCTCATGATGGACATCCGACCTGACAAGGGGCTCCTTGAGAAAATCAAGATTACAAATTCTAACCCTATTTTCAATATGGTTTACATGGGTGTCAAAGGTCGCCTCCCTTCCCGAGTCAGGGACATTGTGGAATTTGAAAACGACTCAAAGTTTTTTTAGTGCGTTAAATTATGACGAAGACAGAAGAGTCTCGTTGGCATCCGGATGAACAAGATTTCCTGGCAAAAGTAGAACAACAATGCAACACATACTATGATTATCATAGTAAAGACCACGTGTACTATATGAAACTTGCGTCAAAATTCAACATACCTATTCTAATAGTCTCGGCAGTCAACGCCTTGACGGCTGTGGCTCTCAACTCGTTCATCGCACAGGAATATGTCAGCGTGCTGAACGCCGTTCTGTCAGCAGGGACGGGAGTCTTGGGATCAGTGCAACTCTACATGAAGATTAACGAAAAGATGACGAATGCACTTCGGGCCTCTATACTCATGAAGCGTCTCGCTCTGAAGGTTTCAAAGGAGCTGAGTATAGAACCCCAAAATCGCGTGACGGATGGTCAGGCGTTTTTATCGGACTGTTTTTCTGAATTTAATACGGCCCTTGAACAAGGAAACCCTATTGAAAAGTCACTTGATAATATGCTGGCCTTCACGCCAATTCTCAGAAAAGAAAAGTACTCTTTCATGAACCTGGTGACGGGCTCGCCGCGTAAGAGCACAACAGACGCCGAGGTTAATTCGTCGTACGGAAACTTGTCACGTCTCGCGGAGCCTCGCGCCAAAAAGCTTTGGGGTCTCGTTGATAAAGCTCAAATAGCCGCTCGTTATCCTCCCTTATCATCGTCTCCTTTTCATCAGAGCGGGTCATCCCCGGGGGAATCGACTCCAGAAGAACAGGATGTAGAGCTTGGAGCTCGGGGCTCCTGAGTTTAGCAACTTCAAAGCCCACATCCAAATCAAGACCTGAATTAAGTTCTCGGATCCAATAGTGCCCACAGGCCTCTTTCGTCTCCGGAATGACGCAAAATCCCTTTACCATTTCAGATTTTATACCCTGGTGGTCAAGGTGTTTTTTGAGCAAGGCGGCGTGGTGAACAACATTTCCTGAAACGTTGTGCATTTTGATTCTGAGAGCCAAGCGCCTGAGCTCCGAGTCCATTATACTTTATATATTTTTGTTTCCTTATGTTATGACGGGGTTCTCAGGTTTCCTATTGGGTATGTGCATGACTCTCATCATAATAGTTATCGTCGCCAACACGGTTCCAGTAACTTGTCCAGCTCCTCCAGCCTCTTAAAAAACTAAAGGGTTATAATAACAATGGTGGACCCCATCCTCACACCAAGTCTGTCTCGTTTCACAACCTTTCCTATACGGTACAATGATCTATGGGCGCTGTATAAGAAAGCCATCGGGTCCTTTTGGACCGTTGAAGAGATTGACTTGGCCGGTGATTTGAAAGATTGGGACAAACTAAATTCAGATGAACAGCACTTCATCAAGATGGTCCTGGCGTTCTTTGCCGCCTCGGACGGAATCGTGATGGAAAATATTGATCTCAATTTCTCAAAGGATGTCCAGATTGCAGAGGCCCGGGCATTTTACGCGTATCAGGGGTTCAACGAGTCTATCCACTCCGAGACGTACAGTCTCATGATTGACAAGCTCGTCAAAGACCCCGCGGAAAAAGTGAAACTTTTTCAGGCGATCGATACTGTCCCGGCGGTCAAACGTAAAGCTGAATGGGCCCAGACTTGGATTGCTTCCGATGCATCGTTCGCTCAACGTCTCGTCGCCTTTGCATGCGTCGAAGGCATCTTCTTCAGTGGGTCCTTTTGTTCCATATTTTGGTTGAAGAAGCGTGGTCTTATGCCGGGGCTTTCGTTTTCTAATGAACTCATAAGCAGAGACGAGGGCCTTCATCAGGAGTTTGCGGTGACGCTTTACTCTCATCTGAGGGAAAAGTGCCCTTCCAAGGATATTCACAAGATTGTTCAGTGGGCATGTGAAGTTGAGAGCGAGTTCATCACGGAGGCTCTTCCGTGCAAGCTCATCGGTATGGACTCGGGTGAAATGAAGCAGTATATTCAGTTTGTGGCTGACCGACTTATGGTGCAATTCGGAGAAGTTCCCATTTATAACGCAAAGAACCCTTTCGACTGGATGGAGAACATCTCGTTGGAAGGGAAGACCAATTTCTTTGAGAAAAGGGTCGGTGATTATTCAAAGCACATTGTGGCTGAGGGTGACGAGGTTAGATTTGACGAAGAATTCTGACCAGTCGCGCAGCGACTGTTTCCCTAGGCCGTCACTGAATAGACAAAACTGTTCTGCTGATAGCGTTTGGTGTTCTGATCATCCTGGTCGTCGCGGGTCACAAACTTCATGCCGCCCTCCATCAGGTACCCGGAACTCTTACCGAATAGGGCGCCCAATACAGCCATGACGATCACAAACACGAGACCGTGGAGTAGAAGCCCCTGGATGGTCGGGACGCCGTTGGCATCTGCGACCCAGCTTCCGAGCTGGCGCGTCGTTCTGTACGCCGCGGGACTCGCCACAGCTGCAAACACCAATATGGTAAGAAGACTACTCATTTAATATATTGTTACAAATTAAATGGATGGAGGAGCGTTCATAATTTTTATCGTTTCTCTAATTTTGTTCTTAATTGCTTTACTGATTGTGCTGTATAACGAGTCCATGACCCCGAGCCTTATGCCCACCACTAGCACCATGATAGGCGCGCAGTGCTCTGTTGGATGCACATGCTTTCCAAACCCTGACGCCACCCTGCCAAGCGACAAGCCGACTCAGATGTGTGCGTACCTGAGTAACGACGTCATGGTCAAGTGTAACCCCGAGTGTTGCCAACCGACGTGTCCCTAACTTCAAGGTGAGATCTACAGTTCTCTAGTTACACTTACCACCGTAGCACGTGTGATAGCACTCGTTGCCGTTATCGCAGTACTCACCCGCCTTTTTAGGGCCGTAGAAGTTAGACTTTTGCGAAATCAAAAGATTCATAAGAAAGCCCACGATGGCGATAAAGACGATGGCGTGAAGCACAAGGCCTGCAATAGTTGGCAGGCCTTCTGCGTTCGCAACCCACGCACCGGCGATTCCGCGGACGGTTTTGTACGCCGTGGGGCTGGCGATGACGATATAAGCCGCAAATGGAATGAGATAGTTCAGGGCCATCTTAATTTAAGTCAAGAATTTACTGGAGGCCAAGGCTGTTCATGAGGGACCGGACCCGGTTCTCGTGCCGGGTGCGATTGTTGCCGCTGTTGTTGCTTGGGGGTGCAAAGTTGGGATTGTTCAAGATGGCGTTCAAGTTCGCTCGGGTGATCCCTGTGAAATTCAGGTTGCGGTTAGCGCGCGCCGAGCTGATCGCGTTCAACTTACCGTTTGCTGTGTTTGATCGAGAGCCGACTCCGGCATGGCCCCAAAGACGGACCAGAGCCGCTGCAGCGCGCGCGTTCTTATTGGCGTTGGGATTTTCAACAGGTTTGAAAAGGCTCAACCGCTCAACTTGGCCAATCTTATTGGCGATTCTGGGGCGCAGATTGTTTGGAACGCTCGTCTGAACTCTGCGCAGGTTGTTCAGAATCTTGTTAATTTTAGCCTGATTTGTGCGGTTGGTCAGGGTATTGGCGTTACGGAGCGCCTGGTTAGCGGTAATGCGTGCGTTCAGACTGTTGTATTTAGCACGGGCATTTTCAGAAGCGTTCTGCGGGCTGAAACCGGCGTTGTTCAGACGGGTCTTAATTCCACGAAGCTTATTCATATTGTTGCCGGCGTTGTTGATCTCGGCAAGGGCCTGGTTGAGAATGAGCTGCTTGCGCTGCTTATTATTTGGAGTTGTGTTGGGTTGTTTATCATTTGGAGCAGGGCCTTTGACACGGGATGCAGAAATGATGTTGGCAAGTCCATTTGACAGACCATTTTTCACCAACTTGTTGGAATTCCCAACGCGATTTGAAAGCAGGGCTCTCACATTGGCGTTTGTGACGCCCCCCTTGTTTCTTATGATGGTGTTGACTTTGTTAATATAGTTCACAAGGGACTTCTGAAGTTGATTAGAGCCACTAAGGGTTGGCTCCTGACCGCTCATTTTGGCGAACAATCCCGCCATAGTTTACTGTACACAACGAAAAAAAGTGTGCTGTTGACGCCACATAAAGGAACCAACCGTAGAACAAGTAGAACAGAAGCAATGGCTCTCCAGATGTTTTCCACTTTCAACGCCTCCAACGTCTCCTTCTCCGATGTGCGCAAGAACGCCAAGGGTGGCAAGGCGGTCTACCTGAACGCACTTGGTGGTGGCAAGCTCATTTTCCAGCTGCCGCAGCTGCGTGCGCCTTTTGGCCTGAGCGAGTACAAGGACGAGGGCACCGGTCGCGTCAGCTACACGCTTCCTCTGAGCCTTGACAAGCCTGAGATCCTTGAGGCGTTCGCCAAGCTGGACGCGCGGGTCCTGGACTTCATCACCGAGCACTCGGAGGAGCTGCTTGGCAAGAAGATGAGTCGTGAGGTGATTTCTGAGGGCATGTACAAGTCGCCCGTCAAGCCGAGCACCAAGGAGGGTTACGCACCGGTCCTGAACCTCAAGGTGATCACCAACATCAAGGACGGTTCGCTTGCTACCGAGGCATACAACTCTGCGCGTCAGTCTGTGCCCCTGACCGACCTGGAGAAGGGTCAGGCCCTGAGCGCGATTGTGGAGATTAACCAGATTTGGCGCACTCCGGCTGGCGTTGGCGTGTCCATCCGCGTCCACCAGGTCATGTTCGCTCCGACCAACAAGCTGAAGCCGTGCGCTTTTCTCGCACCCGCGGACGACCCCGTCTCCGACAAGGGATCCGAGGCTGCCGACGAGATTGAGTACGAGACCGACCCCGATGCGGAGTAACAGACCCAGTTCCGAAGGAACTGTCCTCCCCACCAAGTACAAGTCCTACGGACTTGGCCGAATCCCCGACTTTGAATTATAACAAAAATATGTGTAATAGGATATAATGAGCTGGATAAACTCCAGACAATTTACAATTTCCAACCGTAATGGTCGTCACTATGTGTTTCGTCGCAACAACGCCGGTAACACAGAGATTAACATTCCCGCCCACATCGTCAGCAAGGGACAGGCCATCGCGTGGCTCAAGGCGCACCCGAACAAGGTGGCGAACCCAACGCGTTACAAGGGTAAGCGCGGCGCACGTGCAGCAGGCCCGTCTCCTAAAGAAGTCCTTATTCCTTTTGTAAATCAAAAAGGAATTTTATTCTACCGACGCGCCGAACCAGGAGCCAAGTACAAATACGCACCACCACCGCCTCCTAAGCCACCTCCCGGTGGTTGGAGGTATCCAGCACCCAAGCTCGTCCCTTTCAAAAGATCCCCGCCAAGACTGATAAAGAACGAATGGGCCATGACGTGTGATGATCTCAAATCCTCTCTTGATTCGTTGAAGCCACTTGGAAAGGGTCGTCAGGGTATAGTGTTTGCGGCGGCGCTGCGCAGCGGCAGTAAACGACCTTTCGCCGTGAAGGTTGCGCCCCGCGACCTCATGGCCGCAAAGCGTGGCGAGCCCCAACCGGTTGACATAGAATACAAAATTCAGGACGCCGTTCAAATTTTGACGCCCAATGTCGTACGCCTCTACAAGAGTATGCGATGTGAGAACTTCATTACACCGACACAGATGGACATGCCTAATGTTCAGAACTCGGTGCGTTACGACAAGTCTAAACAGGGCATCCTCCTCATGGAATACGCCACCGGTGGCTCACTTGATTCGTGGATGAAAACGAAGGCCCATGTAACTGACGGTATGATGGCCCACATCATTTCAGACATTCTCGGGGCCCTTTTTAAGATCCAATCAAAGTACCCAGATTTCAGACACAATGACCTTCACATGCAGAACGTGTTTGTCGCGGATCGTGGATTCATCATAGGCGACTTTGGGTGGTCCCGTCTGAAAAAGTCTGGCACCAATCCCGCAGTGAACACGGCTAATGGTACCAAGACGGCGTCATTCTGGGGTGTTGGCCCCAAGACCGATGAAAGATACGACCAGCACCTATTTTTGAATGAATTACTTGCATGGGCCCAGAAGCACTCACCGGCGGACCACCCCAAGGCGATAGAGTTTTTAAAGATGGCGGTGCCACCTGGATATCGTGGATCCAAGGACACACACGTCTCGGAATGGCGCCTCAAGTACGATGACCCGTGCCCAGGTCTCCCATCACTGGCTCAAATTCTGAATAATCCTTTCATCACTGGAAAGAAACGCGTGATGTCACTTAACCTCAAGGCGGTCAAGGCGCGGCTCAAGCCCGTCAAGGTCAAACGCGTCTTCTCCGCAAATCTCGTCAAGGTGAAGGCGAAGCTCAAGGCCAAGAATATCCGCAAGCCCGTGCGTCTCATCACGAGTCTGCAACTCCGCAAAGCCAAAGCGGAGCTCAAGGCTGTTCCGCGGCCCAAGCCCAAACCGCGCATCACAGGTTATAACCTACGCGCGGCCAAGGCGCTTCTGCGCAAGCTCAAGAGCCCACCGAAGCCCGCAAAGGCACCGAGCCCACCCAAGAAAAAGGTGCAGGTGCCCCCGGCCCTCTTCAAAACGGCTAAATTCAATAAAATGGTGGAGAAAATATGGAAGAATGCAGGTTCTGCGTCGGGCGCCAATTTTCACAACGCATGGAGTAGGGCGCGCATCAAGGCCATCAACGTACTTGAAAACCGCCTCAGACGCAACCAGCCTCCTTTCACCCCCAGCCCACCGAAACCCCGAGCCAATCTTCCACCCCCTCTGAGCCCTCTAGGCCCACCACCAAAACCCAAGGCCAAGAGCCCAGCTAAGCGCCCAAATTACAAACTGAGCCCTTCTTCAGGCCGCGCCAAGGTCAAGTCTACGAATAGTGCTCGCTGGGTCTATGCCAATCTTCATTATTCCATGGATGATCTCAAGGCGCTGGCTGTACGTTTAGGCGTCAACACCAAGGGTCTTCGCTCAAAGGCGAATATAGCCAAAAGGATTTTCTCCGTTTAAAGCAAATGATGAAGCTCAAGGATATGATTCTGTTTGCCCTGCTCGGTCTCGCCATCCTCCTGCTCACGTTCCGCGCCGTCTCTTTCGGTGACATGCTGACGCCCCCAGACAAGGGCAACGTCATCGTGTACGGTTCCAAGGCGTGCCCATGGTGTGTGAAGCAGGAGAAGTACCTGATTGACAACGGTCTGCCATACACGTTCGTGGACTGCAAGGGTGAACAGTGTCCTGATTTCGTGTCGGGTTTCCCGACTCTGCTGGTTGACAACGTGGTCAAGGTTGGGTACACGGAGGTCTGAAGGAAAGCCGCGCTTTTCTTCAGCCCCGAAGGGCATTTTTTAATTTTTAAATTATTTGCTTAGCACTTGAATGCAGCCACAGCCACGGCCAGCAGGAAGGTCTGCCACAGAGAGTCTAGTGGCTTGAAGATGCTCACGTGCTTGACCAGCGACTGGTTCCACAGGAAGCGCAGGACAAGGGTCATAATCACAATGTAAATAGCAAGCACAATCAGGTTGTAAATCATCTCCTTCTGGGTGCGAGACTGGAGAATGTTCAACATCTTTTTATTAGTGGGCAAGAAAAAAAGTCCCTAATAATAAGATGGTAAAGTACAAGACTGGGGTCGCGGCCATTAAGGTCCTGAAAAAGAAGCCCGTACTGAGAACCAAGAGAGGAAACCAAATCAAGGCTGGAGTCAAGAACTTTAATAAACTAACAAGTTACGTTGGATATAATATAGGGGCAAAAGCCCGTCTTTCACCGGCTAAAAAATCTAATAAAATAGCGGTGACTAAAGGAGCTCCAAATCCATGGGCACCCAAATATACGTGGGCACCTTGGGGGACGAACGGTGTCGTGCATGATAACTGTTATGACTATGCGTTCGGTTCATACTCGTCTAAAAGGACTTCTAAGAGCGTCCCTGGTGACCGTAGTGGGAACAAGGCGAACGGTCTGACCTTCACGACGTGCACTGGAATAGCCAAACGCGTCCTGGGCGACAATCCTGGAAACGTGTACAAGATGCGTAGTCCTGGTGCCAAACCCCGTCCCGGGTTTTACAAGGTGATGTGTTTCGTCGCCCCATCTAACGACTTTGGAAATTCTACCGGAGACTTTCACTGGTACAAAGAGATTAGCGGAATTCGTTATAAAATCCGTCCTGGGGATACAGTGTCTGGACTCGCCAAGTTTTTCCGTGTAACACCCAAAACAATCTCAGATGCGGTGGGTAAAGGGCGTTACTCCGCGAATGCTAATAATGGTCGCATTGCAAATAAAAATACTGACCTCCATATCCTGGGTAAATACAATCTTGAAGCTCTTAAAAAATCACAAAAGCCTACACAAGGTCCCAACAACCTTCGTGTGCTCCAAAAGTATAGTGCGTCAAACAATGTGAAATTGTCTCCGGGTAAGACTATTGATTTTCCAGTAAAATTATGGAGTCACAAGACGGGGTGGGCTGGGGGGCCACTTATTGTTGATGCTTCGGGTAAAACAATCGCCGACCCGCGGAAAGCAGACAGAGTTTTCAAGCCAGGTTTTCACTATACCAAATTTTGCTCCGCGTATGGGGTTCGGCGTGGGTTCGCCAAGACGGGCAACAATGCAAACCGCAACGGTTCTAAGCAGCAAAATGTTCTGGCGGGGCTGGTAGGCCGAGCTCTCTGAGAATTTCCTGGAGAGCCTCGGTGGGATCAACGTCGAACTGGATGTCTGTGTAAAACCTTCCGTTGGAAGGAATAAGCTGCCTAAAATCAATTCCAAATCCATCCATAATTGATGTGATATTTGACGTGTTAAAATCAGATGTGTGTCTCAGAGAATCCTGGGTTCTTTCTATGATGAGTCGGCACCTGTACGTTGGAACGTCAAACGGCACTCGGCACATGGGACAGGTGGGATCGGGACCTGTACACGAGGTTTTCCAACGGTTGAGACATTTTATATGAAATTCATGACCACAATCCAATTTACGAGAAGAACTTTGACCACCCATATACGCAAGGCATACTGAGCATTGAGTACCTTGGTGCTGCCAACATCTTTCTTGATTGTCTTTCGTAAATTGTTTACATTGATCCCCTGATAAAGTTTGGGCCCCACACCTTGGTCTCGTGGTCATTATTCTATTCACGTATTAGTTTACTAGCGAGATCGCCGCGCGCGTTGAACTTCTGTTTCGAGTGACCTGATTGCGTCACGGTATTTTTCACGAATATTCTCCTCCACATTTTTGCGAAAAATAACTATAGGGTCGTCATCCTGTTCCATGCGACACTGTGGGCACTCTATGCTCGTCTCAAACCACGTCATGATGCACTTTTGATGAAACATGTGTTTGCATCTGAGTTTCTTGTCCGTTCTCTTGGTCACCTCAAGACAAACGGCACATGTGTTGGAAAGATGTGCACGACACTTCCCGTCCTCCACCGCTTTTTGTTTGCATTTTGCTCCGCCTAGGGTCAGAGCAGAACAATTCATTTTCCGCTGAAATAATCTTAGAGATTTCTTCGTGAATTTCTTCCACAGTCCTATTGGCGTTGATGACGTAAACTTTACACGGTACAGATCTTAGAAGGTTTTTGTACTCGGCGTCAAGTTCAAGCCAGTACTCCTTTGTGATGCCAGAATCTCCCGTCTGATGTCTCTGCTGGATATGCTCCCATGCAAGTTCTGGATTTTTAGAAAGGAAAATATACAAATCAGGATACCAGGCAAACTGATCATAAAACTTGCCGTACGTTGCATCTTCACCCTTGGTCACCACCCCCTTCTTGAGCAGCACCGGCCAAAACACCCACCTGGAGCTGAGAAGTGATCGCTCGTAAATGACCGTCTCCTGGGTTTTGATAGGCCGAAGCGTCTGCAGGATAACCATGTGAAAATAGAAAGACCAACGGATCGGATCTTCATAAAATTCCTCGAGAGGCCATTCATCAATGGGCTCCCGGCGAACTCGTAGTCCCTTTTTTTCAAGAAGATTCAACTGGGTCGTCTTCCCAGACCCGATGTTACCGTCAATAACAATCTTCATACATTAAATACGTTTATTTCCTTTACTTGGAATAAGGTTCCATTTCGTAAGTTGATGTTCCTGCGGCGGCTGGGCCGGTAACAGGGGGCTCCATTGGTGGCGCCACGGGCGCTGGGCAGACTGGGCACGCTGGGTCGTCAGGGGACTTGAAGCACAGACCGAAACCAACTGGGCCTACGCACAGCTGGTTGGTGAAAGTGAGGGCCATCCAGATGATAAGGAATATGACCAAAATAACAACGACGGCCCAAGACATTTATATTAAGTAACAATTTTATTCATTTTCAACCAGAACCACAACCTGTCCGGTACGGCACGCGGCGTTCTTTATCGGGAGGCTAAAGGCGTCTGGGCCCTTCTCCTGGAGGAGAGTGCGGTACTTGTAGTTATCCTGGAACGCAATGTTGTTCTCGGCCATAAACTGGTCATTCATAATGCGGCTGGACGTGAACTCGGTAATGCAGCGGCCATCGGCCATGCCATAACGCTGTGACATTTAATACTTGATTACATTTTATTTGCAGCAGTTTTGTCCAGTACCCGAACCCACTCTTCAAACCGCGCCCCCATGATCGTCTCAAACAGCTCCGGCTCTGCAACCGGCTTGACGAGGATGCTCGCATCTATCGTCTTGTTTATCAGCTCATACGCGCCTGCGATCTCCTCCAATGTCTGCGCGCCCGTCACGATGATCTTGCCGGTGCTGAAGATGCTCGCGGTCACCTGCTTCTGTTCCGGCTTGGGGGTGAACTTCAACTTGACGGCGCTGTAACGATCTGGGTCAAACGTCACCTTGACTCCATTTATCTGCGAAAACTTGTGAATGATTTTATTCAAATTTACAGACGAATTCAACGAAAAGTTCGTGTTGATCATCTTGACGCTGGCGCAGTCAACCGGTGCGTCGCTCTCCAACTCAAGAACCACCTTCAAAATAAAGGAGAGTTGACGCAGGATGCGACGGCAGTCAAACAGGTCTGAGCACCCCGCCACCTGAATAGAGCCGTTCGGGAAAATCTTGATGCTTTTGCGCGAGTACTGATCTTCATAACCTATTGTCACCTGGTTATAAAACGCAGTATCCTTCATCTTCCACTCAAAGCCGCGGAACCGAGACCCCTGCCGACGCACGGTCACCGAGCCCAGCTTGGTGAAGTTTTCCCGAAACTTCTTCAAATCAATTTCCTGAAGAAATTTTGAGCACATCGTGATGGTGGTGATGCGAACCCATGACGGTGGTGGGCGCTCTGGGTGACTTTTCAGAATTTCTTGGCGAATCGCGTTCACCTGCAGAATGTAATCAAAGGATGCGTTCATTTTCAACTTGTTTCTTGAAGTTCTTTACATTCACTGGCCCTCACGCGACACGTTTTTTCGCCGCCTTCTTGACAATATTCGCAAAAGGCCTGCGAAGGATATTCGCCTTGATAACCTTCTTATAGTACTTCTTGAGCTTTTCGTCGTTGGGGTGGATGTTGTTCGTCTTCGTGATGTTGTGGGCCACCAAAGAAATAAGACGCTGTTTTTTCACTGCATTAATTACGCGGTTCAGTTCTGCGACACGTGGGCGCAGAACCTTCTTTGACTTGCGGGCCCGCGTCGTCTTGCGGACCCGGGTCTCGGGCTTTTGGGACATGGTGTTCAGCCCCGTTAGAACGTTCACTGCATTTGTAGGACCTCCCAAGTTCTTCACCGCCTCAACTGCCGCGGGGCTCACACCCTTGATGAAAATAGCCTTGGCCGCGTTTCCATTCGTTTCATTGAGTGCCTCGGCCGCCTTCGCCACCTCAGGGGCGCCCCCTGGAACGTTCGCAATTCTGTTAAGAGCTCTCGTCGCGCCGCCTGCGTTGTTAATCGCGCGCTGCTCATTTGATGGGATGGGAGGTGGTCCCATGTTCCCGCGGGGGGCGGCGTTTCCACGGAACCCAGCGTTTCCACCTGAAGAAGGAATTTCAGTTCTAGAATGGGCTTCACGCCGACGGCGCATCTCATTTCTGTTGTACTCTTCACGTCTTCTACCATAGTTGGAATTGCTCTCTCCAGAACGGCGTGGAGAAAATCTCCGGGGTTCGCGCTCGCCACGACCCCGATACTCGTTTTCATATCCGTACTGACTCTTACGGCGTTCAAGGCGGCGGCGCTGCTCATCAAACGCTTTACGAACATCGTCATTGGGAACGCTTCCCAAATTTGATTTTAAATTTGAAAGGTTTGTTTTGTTCCGAGTATTACGGATGTCGTCAATCACGAGCGCCGTTGCGTTACGTCGCCCGTTGAAATTACGGGGCAAAATACGGAGCATGTCCCCGATGCGCCGAGCGCGCTTTGTACGGCCATCATATCTCACACTACGCAATTCATCATCAAAAATCTTGCGTATAGCTTTTGCAATGGCCTCCTTATTGTCAGGGTACTTTCTGCGAGCGTTCAATAGGTTTTTGAGGGCCATTTTGGTGTAGTTGCGCGGAGCGGCCGGTACGTTGACGGGGGGCTTGGGACCGACCGGGGCCACGGGGGCGATCGGGAGGCCGGGAAGGACAGCAGCACCCGTATTCTTGAACCAGCCAGTCTTATTACCCTGTGTAGTAAATACATATCCTGGCATGGGGGCGACCTGATTATAAGTGGGTCGTCCTTGGTTATTTTTACCCGTTACTTTAGCCTCAATAAAGTTGGGCTGCGCTCCCGGGCCGTAACTCGCCATCTTATTTTTAGGCGAGAAAAATCCTAAGATGGTTTTGAAAAAACCCTTGTTCCCCTCCTTTTCCATTTTAGTGTTGACAGCCGTGGCCACTTTTGGGGGAATTTTGATTTTATTTTGAACCAACTTTAGAATTGAAATTTTTACGTCATTTACAGGTGCGTGAGAAACGACAGTTGGCGCCTCACCGAGATTGTCCTTTATAATCTTCATAATACCAGGAACTATATCCTGATTTTTCTTGAGATTAGCAAGACCTTGACGAGGGTTCAAATTGGTACGAACTATAGTTAAAATTTTCTGTACGAGTTCGTCACTCGCCATTGTCCTACTGAAGACCCAGAAAAAAACGTGTCCTGTGCAGCTTAGGGTTTGGGTCGGTTTCACGTCTTTCACACGCAAAAGCAGCCATGCTCAAGACACGCCTCATCTCGCCGTACCAGCACGAGGGCGTCAAATGGCTTGTGCAACGCGAGCTCGCATCTAACCACCCTGGTGGCTTCCTATGCGACGAAATGGGCCTTGGCAAAACCGTGCAGCTTATCGCGACTATGCTCGTTAACCCCAAACCCAAGACGCTTATTATCGTGCCCAAGTCTATTGTGGGGCAGTGGTGTGCTGAAATCAAGCGGTTTGCGCCCAGTCTCACCACCTACGCATTTGACGGTGCAAAGCGCGAGTTGCCTCTAAAGCTACCGGACGTGGTGGTCGCGCCCTACTCGGTTATGCCTCAGCGCCGCGGCTCGCCGCCGTGCGCGCTGCTAGCCGTAGAGTGGGACCGCGTGATCCTTGACGAGGGCCACGAGATTCGCAACCGCAAGAGCAAGGGGCACATCGCATGCAACGCTCTCAAGGCGCCTATTCGCTGGGTGGTGTCTGGTACGCCCGTCTTCAACTCCATCAAGGACTTTGTGGCGCTGTGCGCTTTCGTGGGTATTCCTCGCGAGGTTGTGCAGGGCTACAGTGACAAGATTCGCGAGATGTACGTTCTGCGGCGAACCAAGGACGGCGTCGCCATGCACAACGCACGACTGGCGCTGCCTCCCTGCGACTTCCAGAACCTAGAGCTGGAAATGCACCCTGAGGAGCGCGCGCTCTATAAGGAGGTGTTTGAGAATGGGCAGGCTATTGTGAGTCACGTGATCAAGACGGGTACGCAGAACTTGCATCAGATGGAGCTGCTGGAGTGCCTGCTGCGCTCGCGTCAGGTGATGACCTGGCCGCAGCTCTACCTTGACGGCATCGCGCTCAAGTCAGACTCCGACCCCGAGCCTTGGCTAGGGCGCTCGCGCAAGATGGAGGTGCTGATTGAGAGCATCAAAGCGCACCCCAAAGAAAAGGCGCTCATATTCACGCAATTTATGGGGGAGATGGACCGCATCCAGGAGCTGCTGGCTGAGGAGGGCATCACTACGCAGCGTATTGACGGCTCGGTATCCAAGGAGCAGCGCGAGGCGCGCATTTCCGCCTTCAAAAAGGGGCCTGCAAATTCAGTGTTTCTGATCCAGATCAAGGCGGGTGGTGTCGGCCTCAACCTCCAAGAGGCGACGCGCGTCTACATCACCTGCCCAGCGTGGAACCCAGCGACGGAGCTCCAGGCGATCGGCCGCGCGCATCGCACGGGACAGACGCAGAAGGTGGTGGTGCGGCGCCTCATCTACACGGGAGAAGACGGGGTGGAGCCACTGCCTTCAGTGGAGCAGTCCATCATGCAGCTGCAGGAGGGCAAGGCCAAGGTGTGCGCGGAGGTGCTCAACGACCCCAAGCTGGCGACGCAGGTCCCCAACGCGTCGCGGACCCGGATAACCATCCACGCATTGCGCAAGATATTCCGCGTGTAATATATGGCGAAGAGCCTTAGCCCAGCATCCAAGCGTAACGCCCGTCTCATGAAGCAGCGCAATAACGCCGCTGCCCGCAGGCGCGCCGCAATGACGCGCGCCAACGCTCTTTATCGTGAAATATACCTCGCTGCTTTCATGAATAGTATCAAACGTCCCACAATTAATAAATCCAGAAAGTAGTCCCTAAATAAAAATCCCGCCTCATAATAAATGACTGTCGGTTCCCGCGCCCAAGTGTACCATGGCAATGCCACCGAGACCTCAGGCGGCCTCAAGAAGAAGGACCTGAAGATGGTCAAGAAGACTGGTGAGATTGTGAGCAAGGCTAAATCCAAGGATGAGAAGAAGAACCCATGGATTCAGGCTGTGGCCAAGGCTAAGAAGGCGCTGGGTATCAAGGGGTTCGCCCTTGTGCAGGGCCCACTTCTGGCCAAGGCGCGCGAGATTTATTCCAAGTAAATTGTAATGCCTACAGTCCATGGACTCAAGTATTTCACAAGCCGTGAAATACTGAATAAAATTCTCAATAAGCGTCGGTCTCCGGCAAAAAAGCGCAAGTCCCCTTCGGTAAAGAAGACGGTGCGGCGGTCGTCTCTTCGCACATCTCGGTCAGCGTCTTGATCTGATAAACGCGCACCGTCAGTCCCCAATTTCCATTGAAAAAATAAGTTGAATCAATGTCCACGAGACATGATACCTCTTGACCTCTAAACAGACCTTCCTTGATTTCAGGGCAGATCTGCTTTGAATTTTCGTCAAAAACATATGCAGAGTCATCAATCTTAATACGCAGAGACGCACCTTTGAGATTAGTATTAAAAGGCTCTTGTGGGCACAGGGTCGTTTCAAGGTCGCGCCACCACGTGATGAATTCTTGGTTTGAAAGATCTATGTTGAAGCTCTTGTATGCGTTGACGCCCCACGTGCACATGCCACGCGGAATCTGAAACCGCAGGGGTGCGTCTTTATACTTGAATTTTGTACGGTCTTTACCGGTTGTCACTGTCTCAATAAGACTTTTATCTATTTCAGACCAGAGCACCATTCAATTTAAAATGTCCGCATTTTTTAAGTACTTAATGGGTCGCACTATCAAAGGGCAATCACCTGGTGCGTACCTACCAAGCGCGACCCGCCGCGTCTCGGGCCTGTTGCCCATCAACGAGAGATCAAACACCGCCATGAAGCGTTGGAACAAACTGCGCCAGACTGTGAAGCTCTCGTCGGCAACTGCACGCAACCTCCGTGCACAGGAGGCGGCAGCTAAGCGCCGGAACGCCGCGCTACTCGCGCTCGTCACAAAACTAAACGCCGCCACGGGAAATGCAAACAAACGCCACAATGCTCAAAAGAAGCGACTCTATGAGCAGGCCAAGGCCCTGAACGCTCTTCGCGACCCGAACTACGTGAACGCCAGACGTGCGGCGGTGAATGTTCACAAGAAGGCTCTGATCCGCCTACACGGTATGAGAAATCAGGTGGTGAGTGAGCTTGTCCGCAATGCGACGAGTTCACAGATCCGCCGTAATCTTTACGCTATGGGCATAGAGCGCGGACGCTACGGCACATCCCAGAACAACTGGCAAAACTGGACGAACAAGTTGTGGCACACGACTGAAATGCGAGGCATGGCCAACCGGTTTGTCAAGCCGACGTCACGTGCATGAAGAGTAATTCAAGGCCCTAGCAAGTCCAGAACCTCTGAGCAGGACCCGCATTTCCGTCGCCCAGTGATCACTTGATAAGGTTGAGTGAAAAGAACCACCGGGTGAAATTATTTCAATCATGTGCTCGTCTCCGGTGTCATTAAAGACCCATAGGCCCGCCGTGTGATAGTTCAGTTCTATGGGTCTTCTGATTATATGAGATCCTTGTACACGAAAATTGTGAAGGGTTTTTGATTCTAAATTGTAAATGAGTCCATCATGGGACTTGAGAAGGTACCAAAGTCTCCAAGCTTTTGCTTCATCAATTTTCTTTGGTGGAATTTTGAAACATAATTGAACATCTATAGTTGGGTCGGACCATTCAATTATTTTTCGGATCAATTCTTGTGGTAAATTCTTCCAAATTTCTGTATTCATGTTTTATTTAAATTTAACCTTTTTATTTATGACTATATGATTCCTACATATACTAGGACCTATCTGCATCTCACCTGAAAACATGGTCATCTGGTAATCTTCCGATCCTATATTGAAAATATAGAGGTCACCATCAGACCTGTATTGGGAAAACTTGATACCCTTTCTAGTGATCCAATATGGGTGATCTGCTTCGGACAGTCCAGTAAAATCCCACATGGTCTTTGAAAAATGGTCATACACAATTTCATTTCTAAATTGTAAATTTTTTGGAAGGACCAATTTTTTGGGAGAAATCTTGAAAGCGACCCTTTGATCAATTTCATCTGAAAATTCAAGGACCCTAAGGACCAGGTGATCCGGGAGTAACCTCCATATGGGGTCCATTACTTCTTACAATTTTTATATGGTGCACAACTTGCACGCATGGTGAATCCCTTTATAGGTCCCAACAGGCACATAAGCTTTGCGAATTTACGAGGTAAATTGAAAACCTTTTTGTTGGAGGACCTCACACACTTCTTGTTTTTGGCCCCTGTCCGGCAACAATTTTTCATCTTGAATTTAGTTTGGAAATTGTTTAGCCTGAACGCACCCTTGTGTTCAGGGTTAGCCTGAACACATCTCACAAGACTCTGGGTTGGCTAAGGAACACGCTAGGATCTGTTCCTCAGTTGGCTTGGGCAGTGGAGCCGTTGGCCCCACTGGCACGGTGACCTGCTGCGCCCGGGCCTTGGCTCGGGTCCGGAGATAGTACATGCCCGTCTTGAGCCCCTTCTTCCAGCCGTATAAGTGCATTGAGGACAGCTTGGCCAGGCTCGGGTTCTCAATGAAGATGTTGAGCGACTGAGACTGATCAATGTAGGCACCCCGGTCAGCGCTCATGTCGATGATGGACTTCTGGGGAATCTCCCACACTGTCCGGTACACGGCCTTCAGCTCTTCCGGGATGGCCAGTTGCTGAACCGACCCACCGGCTCTCACAATTTCATTCTTAATTTCTGGAGTCCACATTCCAATCTTCTGCAGGTCCTTGACTAGGTGCTTGTTGATCATGACGAACTCGCCAGCCAGGGTGCGACGCAGGTAGATGTTGGTCGTGTAGGGCTCAAAGGCCTCGTTGTTGCCCATGATCTGGGCGGTGCTTGCGGTGGGCATGGGTGCTACGAGCAGCGAGTTGCGCAGGCCCCAAGTGGCGATATCCTGCTTCAACTTGCCGAAAATATGGTCGGTCTCGCCCCATAGGTCAAACTGAAGCTGACCCTTGTCGGCCGGGGAGTCGCGGAACGTCTCGTACGTCCCCTCGCTCATAGCCAACTCGCACGACTCTTGAAGGGCCGCAAAATAGATGCTCCGGAAGATGTGCTTGTTCAGTTCGCGAGCTGCAGGCTCGTCAAACGAATAACCCATCATTTGGAACACGTCGGCCAGACCCTGAACACCGATCGCGATGGGCCGGTGGCGCATGTTGCTCTTGCGCGCCGCCTCCGTGGGGTAGAAATTGCGGTCTATGACGCGGTTCAGGTTGCGCGTGACAACTCGCGTCACCTCTTGCAACTTGTCAAAGTCAAATATGAATGGATGGGACCCGTCCGGTGCGGTCATATTCTTGTTTTCCCTCAAAAATGTCGGTAGACATATGCTTGCCAGATTGCACACCGCCGTCTCGTCAGGGGCCGACACCTCCATAATCTCGGTGCACAGGTTGCTAGACTTGATCGTCCCGATGTTCTTCTGGTTGCTCTTTTCGTTAGTGGAATCCTTGTAGCACATATAGGGCGTCCCCGTCTCCACCTGGCTCTTGAGGACGGCGTCCCAAACCTCACGAGCCCGAACCTTCTTTTTGAACCGCCCCTGTGCGACGTACATGCGGTACAGCTCGTTGAACTGTTCACCGTACACGTCTGGCAGGCCGGGGCACTCGTGTGGGCACATCAGGTGCCACTCTTCGTCCTTCTCCACCTTTTCCATGAAAAGGTCGGGAATCCACATGGCTGTGAAAAGGTCGCGGCACCGCATCTCCTCGTCACCCTGGTTCAGGCGCAGCTCAAGAAACTCCATGACGTCAGCGTGCCACGGCTCCAGGTAGATGGCGAAAGAGCCCTTGCGCTTCCCGCCACCCTGATTGACGTACCGGGCTGTGTTGTTGAAGACGCGAAGCATGGGCACGATGCCGTCGGCGACCCCGTTCGTACCGTTGATTCGGGAGCCGCTCGCTCGGATGTTCGAACAGTGGATGCCGATACCCCCAGACCACTTGGAAATGTGCGCGCACTCCTTGAGCGTCTCGTAGATGCCCTCGATGGAATCCTCCTTCATAGCCACCAGGAAGCAGCTGGACATCTGCGGGTTGTTTGTACCGGCATTGAACAGGGTGGGCGTGGCGTGCGTGAAGAACTTCTGGGACATTAGGTCGTACGTCTCCTTGACGCGCGGGAGGTCGTCTCCGTGAATACCCACCGCTACGCGCATGAAGAGGTACTGGGGCGTCTCGCCTACGTTCAGGTACCCCCTCTGAAGCGTCTTGATTCCAAAATATCCAAAGTAGTAATCACGTTTTGACTGAATCACGCCATCTAGCTCTAGAGCCACACACTTCATGAAGTGGTCAGACACGATACCCTTGACGTGCAGGGCGACCATAGCGTCACTAAAAGTTTTGGGACAATTCTTCTGAAGATTTGAAACCGTCACGCGCATAGCCAGTGTCTCATAGTCTGGATTCTCGGTGATCATGGCAACAGCCACCTCGGCCGTCAGGTTGTCAATTTCTGAAGTGGAAATACCGTCGTACATACTTTGAAAAACCTTCTGAGCCACCTTGTCAGGTTGGACATTGAGCACCTCAAACTCGGGGGGTGCATTCAGCTTGCTGATGCGCCGGGTCACCTTGTCGAACAACATCTCAACGACATCCCCAGACCTCTTGACGACCTTCATTTCTAAATACACGTCCGGTTTTTTTAACCCAGGTTTTTTTCGCCATGTATTTCAATGGAGACATATGATCGTAAACCCACCCGCCTGAGCGTCTTTACGCCCCTGGGAAATGCCTTCTTTTCCGAATTCAACAAGGAAAATATACACTCTCTAATTTTGGACAATATCAAGGCCCAGACGGGGTACCAGCTGGACCGCCAAAGTGACGGTGATTTGCAGGCGCTTATGCGCGTCGTATACACGGACCTGGCAGTGGATCCCAATACGGACGTGCGCGCCCAAGTGTCGCGTATGAACTACGAGGTTGTTAAGCGCGCCACTGCGACTATTTCAACGGGTATGCTCCAGCAGCTCGTGTACATGCGCGATATCTCTGAAAATCCCGTGCCCCTTGAGATTCCTATTAGCACCAGCACATACGGAAACAAGATCCCAAGTAACTTCAAATTTGGAATTTTTTAAAAGTGTAAAATATATATATGAAATCACTGGACGATATCCTTTTTGGATTTCTCATATTTTTCATAATAGAGAGGTCCGTCAGACTGATTAGCAACGCAGTCATTGAGCCGTGGGCTCAAAAGCGCACCGATGACGCAAATGTAGTTGAAAATTGGAAGCTCGGTGCTGAGATTGTGTTCCTCATGGTTGCGTGTATAACCGTGTACAAATTCAGAAAACCACTCGCTCACCTTGTGACTTAAAAGGATTGGGTGTATATTGAACAATGAATAAGTTTCGTGACGAAACTGCAGCGATGTGCCAGCAGAAAGGGTGGGACAAGGCGCCAATCAGCATCGTGTGGATGCTACTCAACGAAGAGATGGGGGAGCTTGCGTCAAGTATCAGGCAGAAGAAGCAGATTTACCGCAAGACGGGGCTGAAGAAGGATCGGGGAACTGATGTGGTGATGGAAATGGGTGACGTGTTCAGTTACCTCTTTCAGCTTGCTCACATGTTGGAAGTGGACCTAGACGAGATGTGGAATCTCCACCAGCAAAAAGTCAAAACGAAAATGTACGCTGTAAAAAATAATGTGAGTGTATGCTAATATGGCATCTGGTCTTATGATAGATGACCGTCTGCAGATTGACAGGTTCAACCCGACCACATGGACGGGTGACTTTGGCATCAACAAAGACGGTTTTCGCAAGGATGTCTTTATTGACGGCTCTTACACACGAGCCATCGATGAAACCCCAACCGATTATACAGATGATCTGGACATGAACCTCAAGCCCCGTGACCTGTCCGGTAACGTGCATTTAAAGACCATCAGCCCCAATTATGCGCCACATGGTGAGTTTCCAACGCGCAAATTTGAGTACTCCGACGGTACCGTCACGTGGTTCCGCCCAGAGTTGCCATGGAGCTGGATGGGTGGCAGTAGCCCATTCGGTTTCAAGGTGTCCAAGAATGCTAGTAATATTTTGATTATTTTAATAGTTCTTGCTATAATTGCTTATATGTTCTCACGTATCAAGAACTAGATGGCGTGTATTTTGGGAGCAACAACTTTTACTAATTTACTTGATAAATTCTCTTTTTCAATTTTAATCCGTTCATCCAATTTTGGGCAAAAATGCACCTCCAATTGAATGCACTTGGCGCAAAATGAACCCGCACATTCGCGGCACTTGAGAATCCTGTTCTTGTGTATACAGGTTGGTTTCTTGGCAAAAATTTCATCAATTGAAGTCCATGCCTCCTTACTCATCTACTATTTCACATACAATTTCATTCTTAAAGTCTGGATCCCATGCTGTTGGGTCGTCCATTATTTCGCACAGTCCCTTCTCCTTGCCCACGAGGATGCGCTTCCATACCGCCTCCATGACGGGCAAGTTTTTTGCGAACCACGCGCGGTCCCTGTGCACTCGGACAACCACAAACTCTTCGGGGCGAGGGGGAATACTTTCAGTATTCGCCGGTCTATACTGAATAAAATCACACTCCTCCAGGTCTGTGATTTCCAGTTGAAGTTGAACTTGGGGCAGATAGTGGGTTGGCACCTTTGACTCAATCTTGCGCGTCAGAGGGCACTTAATTTCAATCAAGAGTCCATCCTCCGTGACGCCGTCGGGCGACGCGCCGAGCCACGGGTACTTGGCGTGCTGCACGAGTCCAATCTCATGGGACTTGCGGCCGTACCGTTGGTCGTAAAGATCTCGTACGAGGGGCTCAAGAAGGGTGCCATGAGCCGTTGCGGCGTTGCCCGCCCACTTTGTCTTGAGAACCTTCTTTTTTATAAAAGAATTTATACTTTCATAACGGTTCTCACCGAGTGCGCTCGCCACGTCGCTAGCCGTGATCATATTTTCACGGAGCTCTAACCATTCCTGACTTCTTTGTTCTGCGTATTCAGCCGCAAGGAGCTCGCGGGCTCGGAGGACCGTCTTTGGAATATCTTGCTCCATTGTTCGGTATCGTCTTGTTCTTAAAACGAGGATCCGTCTTAAGTACAATTTCAGCCGCGTTTTGCTCAGCCTGTTTTTTGGTTGATGCAAATCCAGATCCACAGTCCATTCCATCTACGACAACCGTGATCAAAAATTGACCGTTCGTCTGACCGTTTAGGCGATATTCGGGTAGGGGGTACTTGAGCGCCTGGCACCACCTCATGAGCTGATCCTTCCAATTGTCATCCACGAGTGAGGTCTGCACCTTTGTAAAGGAATCAAGCACGAATCTCTTGGCGTGAACCATACCTAGATCCAGATACACGGCACCGACGAAAGCCTCAAAAACATCCTCCATGATGTGTTCGTTGGTATTCCAGCCATTGCGCTCACCCTTTTCATCCATAAGGATCAACTTGTCAAGACCCATCACCTTTGATATTTCGCACAACGTCTTGCCCCTCACCATCTTGGTGCGAGCCTTGGTAAGGAAACCCTCCTGTTCCTTTTCATGTAAATCAAATAAATGCTTTGTAATAATAAATCCAAGAACACTGTCACCCATGAATTCAAGAGTTTCGTATGAACCAGTCAGCCCTGAATAGCGCTTCAGGGCTGACTTGTGAGTAAATGCGCGACGATACAAGTTAATATCTTTGACTTTTGTCCCGGCCAGAGCATTCAGTGTTTCACGTGAAAGTTCTGGAGGGGGGGCGAGGGAATTTTCACTTCCCGAACTGGTCTCCATTGTTATGTTACATGAGGTTTAGTTTTAAGCCTTCGCAACCTTCGGGCGGACCTTCTTCTCCTTTGGGGGGGAGACTTCGGTTGAAGTCTCCCCCGGCTCCACCACCTTCTTGGCGCGGGGCTTCTTCTCACCCTCCGGCTTGATCTCCTTCACGTAGTGCGGGTTGATGTACTTCTGGATGTTCAGAAAGGTCACCTGGACACCCTCGGGCACCTGCAGCAGGTCCTTCATGGTCTCGTCCAGAGAGATGTTCTGACCAGCCTTCAGACCCTTAGCCTCCACGTACTCGTTCATCTTGCGGGTAACCTGGGAGCGAGAGATCTTCTCATCAACTGCCAGGTTCAGGAAGGAGCGCAGCTTGTCGGACACACCCAGGGGCTTGTTGAAGCCGTTGTTCTGAGCGCGAGCCGCCTGCTTCTCACCGTTGGGATCCTCCAGGTGCTGGCGGATCTTGCGAACATCCTTGCGCAGAGCGCGCTGCTCCTTTGCGAGGGCCTCAAGAGCGACAGACAGAGACTCAATGGTTGCCATTATACAATACACATGCCGAGTCTCTTTAAGTCAGGAAAAGTGACAACACCAACACCAAAATCAAAGGTAAAAAGGCGATGAGCAAAATTTGCCAAACTTTGTAGCCCGAGTCATAAGGCTTGAGTGGTGTGAATGTACTCGCGCCTGGTATATCACTCGGCTCTTCATTTTGAAGAAGATTCAGGCCGTACCCAGGTGGCAGGGAAACACCAGCAGAGGGGCGGACTTCAGTCCTCGTGATGTTTGTATTTTTGTTGTCGCATTTGTTACCACAGCACCCAGGATCACATGGGTACACTGAGCCACTAAATTTACTGACGTAAACACAGGCGGTGGAATACACATCCATAGGGTCAGCCAAGCACTGACAGTCATTCAGTACGTACCGAGCGTTGCACGAATTTGCCGACGCCGGTGAAGACATCTCCTACTAAAGTTAAAGAATATTTTTGTATAACTAATACAGATGGAGTACGGGGCCCCTCAGAAGCTTCCAGACGGTCGGTATTTTTTGCGCATTTCAGGTGCTCATCATCAGGTGAACGGTCTTGTTCTCCAGGATTCCCTAGAGTCCAAGACTGTGAACTTCAAGATTCCAGATGGTCTGGAGTTGTTTACCAAGATTGACGAGGAGCTGCTAACCCAGGCCAAGGCTTCCAAGGTTGCCTGGTTCGGCAAGGAGCTCTCTGACGAGACGATCACGAACGCCTTCCAGGAGAGCGTGACCGACGGTCTGCTCGGCGCATCGCTCGCCACCGTGAAGGGTCAGGTGACCACGACTGTCTTTGACACCCAGAAGAATCCAGTTGAGCTTCAGGACGTCAAGTCGGACACCAAGTGCGACGTCATGTTTGAGCTGGCCGGCATGTGGTTTCTGAAAAAGTCGTTCGGTCCAATTTGGCGTGTGCTCCAGGTGCGCGTCCGGGGCGCCCCCAAGGCGGTCCTCCCCAAAGACTATATGTTCACGGACGAGCCCGAGGACGAGGAGGACCCAGCAGATTTTTTGGACTAGACAAAAAATATCGCAACCTTATATAAATGAATCGCAAGGGTCTAGCGATCGTTGTCCTCGTGGTGATCATTCTTTTCCTCCTGTTCGGGGGCCGTCGCAGCAACTTCGGTGCCGCCCCAAGCCAGGCGGTGGGCGGCTTTAACCTGGGCACAGGCGGCGTGAACAATCATGGCATGGCGGCGGCCGAGGGCATGCGCCCCGCCCCAGCGGGCTCCATGGGCGACAACATCGGTCAGACCGTGTCGTCCGCCAGCCTGATTCCCCGTGACGTTGTGGCGACCGAGGACTTTGGTCAGTTCAGCCCAGACAAGATCCTGGGCAACCAGAACTACCTGGATCCCCGCAGCCAGATTGGTTACCCCGAGACCCTGGGCGGCGTTCTGCGTAACGCCAACCAGGACATCCGCTCGGAGCCACTCAACCCCCGCACCCCAGTGAGCATCTTCAACCTCAGCACGATCCCCCCAGACGTGATGCGCCCCAAGTTCGAGATCGACTACGAGTACAGCTAGTTAGACTAAAGAAATTCCTTGCGTTAAGCTTGGTGTAAATAAGTGCTTTGCACTTACTAAATATGGACTTTAAAACAGCCATGACCGAGTGGGTTGGTCTCAAAGCCCAGTTGGCCGCAGCTCGCAAAGATCTCGGTGTTTTGAATAAACGCGAAAAGGATCTTCGCCAGTTTGTGACTCATCATATGAAGGAAAACGAAATTGACACGGTCCGGGTTCACGACAAGGTCAAGGTGAATCTAAAGACGAAAAAAACACGTGGTGGGATCACCAAGGATGTGATTAAAAGGGGTCTAGCATCATTTTTCGGCGGAAACGAGGCCCAGGTGGAGGGGGCCTTCCAGGCGATTCTGGACGCTGCTCCAGTACAAGAAAAATCAGGCGTCTCCGTGTCAGGCCTCAAAGAGCTGGCTTAGAGGACTGAAACGTATAAACATTAAGTAAAAATGGGTATCAACGACGAATACTCGCGCGACGCCTATTTGGGCGACCACTACGCTTACGACTCTGATGGTTCTGATGATTTTGATCAGTACGTTGACGATGAGAGTTGGCAAGATTTGTACTCTGAAGAGCTCCTTTTCTCATGGGAAAAAATCAACGAGTTCGCTCATGACAACTATCTTATTTTTGACAGAAATTGCAACTATCCAAACTTTGTCAATTTTGTGATGGATTGTAGCAAGTGGAACCCCATTCAACGATCATTTTACGGTGAAGCAATTTGGAACAAAATCAAGGATGTACCGGCTATTTCTGATCGTGTCCAGGCTGAGAACTTTTACTCGTGGTTTGATTCTCAGCTAATATAAATGATTGACATCACCGGCCCCAAAGTGTTGGTGCCTACGCTCCTGTTCGCCCTCTTGAGTCCAGGTTTGATTACGAGTCTCCCCCCAGGCTCTGGACTTTTGACCCAGGTTCTGTTTCATGCGCTCATTATGGCCATCCTCTCATGGGTCATCATCAATTTTGTTTTTAAATTCACCATGACCACAGCCGACCTGATTGTTCCAGCCATCCTGTTTGTGTTGTTGACCCCAGGTGTGCTGCTCACCCTTCCACCCGCCTCAGGCGGCGCATTCTTTTCAGGGGAAACGGGACTCGTGCAGGTTATTGTGCACGCAGTGGTGTTTTCCATCACGTTCGCGTCACTGCGGGGCTTCTTTCCTCAGTTCTACTAGTAGATGAAAAACCTCGTCATAGGTCCAGGTGCGATGGGGTTCTTCCTTTATCTTGGAGTAATCTCCAAGCTCAAGAGGGAAGGAAACCTTGATGATCTTGAGGCGATTTCGGGGGCGTCGGCGGGAGGCCTTCTCGGCTTTATGTATTGTCTGGCGAAAGGCGACCCCACGAAGGTTCTGGATTTTTCACTTAATGTTCCATTAAAACAGATTATGAAACCAAATATAAAGGTGCTTCTCAAAGATTATGGTCTAATACCCCACTTGAAAATACGCAAGGTGCTCTCTGACGCGTGCCGCCTCTTTATGGATAAAGAAGATGTTACGTTTCAGGAACTCTATGACTGGCACCCTATAAAGCTATACACATCAGCTTACTGCGTGGACTTTATGAAGACTGTTTATTTTTCAGTGGATGCGACCCCCTCTATGAGCGTTTTGGACGCGGTGTGCGCTACGATCGCCATACCGTTCCTGTTTTCTAGTGTAAAATTGAAGGATGGCTGGAACTATATAGATGGCGGGTCAGCGGAGGTGACTCCCGGGGCTCCATTTTTGGGTAAAAATCCAGACGATGTTTTTTCCATGAAACTTGCTTGGTCAAGATTGGAAAAGGTCAAGGATCTCAAGACGTACGCGATTAGTATCCTCTATTCTACTATGAAATTGCGTCATTCATATGAGTGGCCGGTGTTGGACATCAGTGTAGAGGGTGATGACGTGTATGATTTTAACGCGTCAAATGATAGCAAGCTCAAGATGTTTCTCAAAGGGTACTCTCAGAATTTTTCCCAGTAGAGAATAACAATGAAATCAGCACTGCGTTCTAGCCACGTCCGTCGTGTGACCCGTCGCGTTGTTCGCGTCAAGTCAACCAAGAGTCGCACCGGCTATTCTTACGTCCGCAAGTCGGCGACAAGCCGCGTGTCGGCTGTCCCCGCCAAGGATGTTGGTGCGGCCGGCAAGAGCACCAAGGTTATCGGTAAGCTCAAGGGTGGTATGCTCACCAAGTACGGGTACCACCCTGTGGAGGCGAAGACCAACCGTCACAAGGCGCTCACAAAGGGTATCACCAAGGGTGAAAAGCCCGTTTCCGTGATGCGCCGTCTCATCGCCATCAGCACCCTGACCAAGCGGACCCTGCCCCGCGCGTCCCGCATCTACAAGCAGGACGCCATGTGGATCCGCAGCAAGTACGCCAAGTCGTTCGGGCAGAAGAAAATGTCGGCCTAAATTAAGATGGTCTCTCTGCGCGAACTCAGGGGGTCGGCCAACAGAAACAACAGCAGGGCACTCGCCTTGCGCCCAAACACGTCAGGACTGAACATCCTGGCGAACGCGGCCGCGGGAAATATGCAGGTCGTCAAGCCTCGCGTCAGTTTCCAGAGAACGCGCAAGGTGATCAAGTTCGCCGGAAAGTCCTTAGTGACGGTCGCCGCCATCAAGGGGTTGGAGACCCTCCTCCCGGGTTCGTACTTGGCGCCCCACATGACCGCTCAGCTCGTGCTCGCCATCCCACAGGCGTACCAGAACATCAAGGCGGGCCGAGCCGCCCTTGTGTCCACCGTCCCCGCTGTGACGGTCGCTTGGTACATCACCTATCTGGCTGCGTCCGGAATCATGCAATCGTACGTCATCTCCCAGAACTCGAGCGCATTTGCTAAAGTCGGCAACCTCTTTGGCCGGGCGGTCGAGAAGCACATCAAGGGTTCGGCCGCTCGTTCCTCCTTCAAGTATCAGTTTATGAAGATATTCGGACACTTCATCTATGCCTACATGACCTACCGCGGCGCGATCTCCGGAGTCTCGGCCAATAAGTTTGCATCCGGTTTTGCGGCAAATTCTTCGGGTGCCGTGGGAAGGAGTCTGGTGAATGGCCTCAAGTTTGGCTACCGCGCAGCCAAGGCCGACCCGATGACCACGGCCATCGTCGCCACCGGGGTGGCCAGCCTCGCCCTCCGAGCCGCCACTCTCAGGAAAAATACGACGTCCCGGTCTAGGTCCCGGGGCGCCAGCCGCCGACTGAACCTCGCCACCGCCTAGACCCACTCAACAGGGTCCCAAATACCATGGATCGCTGGACCTATTGGGAAAAACGGTTCTATAGACCACTCACCTGTATGACTCAAAAGATCCATGAGGATATGGAAAGCATAAATTTTTCTAAAATTTGAATTTCTAATAAAAATTAGAAACCATAAAGAGTGTGGTAGCTTGTAAAAATATGTATAGGAGTACCAGTTTTTTATCTCCCGCCAAGGCGTGTTTGGGTCCACAAACGCCCCCCCGGGTGACAAAAAAAGTGCCATGGGCAGGTCAGGGGCGATGGCCCAAAACGCGTCTTCCAACCCTAACTCTCCAAAGTAAAGTCGTGACGTCACCAAGTGTCCTATCCAGAACATCCCTTCTAAAGGATAACATTGCTTTTCAAGCAGGGGTTATGGAGTATACTTTGCGTAATATTTCCAATGACATCTGGGAGTCGCTCGGGCCTGGTTACTCGGAGTCTGTGTACCACTCCGCCTTTGAGGTGGCTCTGAGAAACCAGGGCATCTACTACGAGACTGAGCGCATCATCCCCGTGTTTTATTCAGGACAGAACGTGGGCAACGTCCGGGCCGATCTCATCATTGACCGCAAGGTTGTGGTGGAGCTCAAGTCGGTAAGCAAGCTCAACGAGGTTTACCGAATTCAGACCCGAAATTACCTGACGCTCTTGGAGATCAAGACGGGATACCTGATCAATTTTCCAGACAAAAATGGACCCCTGGAATTTGAGGAGATTGTCCTCAACCCTCCACCTCCTATGCCTCTTGAGATGATTGATTGTTAATTAGTCTTTTACGAGTCCACCCATTACTATAGTAGTACATAAAAACTTTAATTCTTAATTATACCGTACGAATAAACTCCCACTTGAGCTCGTTACATATCTTCTCCCAAATCTGATCCTGAATGTAAAGCTTCTCACGGCTTTTGAGGAGCGGGAAGCACGGGAGATACTGATCCTCCGAGAGGATTTCGCACATCTTGTACAAGACAAATGAATATGATAAAAAGTTTTTGCGATTTATTGGTTTATGCTTCTCAAATGGTGCCTGAATAGCGTGAAACATTATACGTAATTTATCCTCAAGCTCTTGAGGCATCGTTGGAGGAGTGATACCGCTTACTATACTTGCTATATATGGTACATGTTCATAATACTTTGCGTAATTTAGCTTTTTCAAAAGGGTCTTGACTTTTTCATGAGTGATTTCGTTCAGGTCCTTCACTTTTTGCTTTCTGAATTCTGTTCTTAATTTAGCAATGACGTCTTCAGGGACGTGTGTAGACTCTTTGGCTTGGAACTGACTTATCCATTCATTGAAATGATTTTCACGTTTGTAAGAATATACTATGTGTTTTTCTATTTCCTGCTCCTCCTTGAATCCCACCTCTTCACTGAGGATGTACTCAACCGCCCCACACTTCCTGCAAATCTCCTCAGAGGCTGATTCGTCAAATATACGGCCGTACATGGTCCCGCATTTTGGACACGGCTTTTCATGCATCTCATTCTTACCCGCGTCAATAAAAGCCCCCTCAACCTCTTGAAGATATTTCTTATAAATATCTTTGCGTTGAACACCCTTGCGAGATCCCACCTCAATGTTCGCCACCTTTTTCGTCGCCCCCGAAATTGTGGAAACTTCTGCCGTGTATTCTTTAATAATAGGAACACACGAAAGAAGATACTCGGCTAACTCGTATTCAGTTGTGCACGCTTTTATTCGCTCGTCGTACCTGGCTTCCATATTTAATTACTATAGTTTAATCTCTTAACTAGAATCAATTTTTGGAGCCAAATAGAACTTGAGATCTCCTAAATTTGCAATCGTATATCTGAAGATGATTGGCATGTTCTCATTTTCAGAGTCTTGCATCAACTGTACACTGGAGCACATATTGGTAGCCTTTGTGAACAAGTTGATATACTTGAGACTGAAGGTGCTCCCGGTCCGTTTCACCGTCTCTGGGAATTCAATCACCGTCTTTTGATCGGCAAAGTCGCCATGACAGCTGAGCTCAAGCTTGTTACCGTCGCGTATGATGTCCATCTCGTTTGAAAGATTCCCCATGTCGCGCGTGATGCGCTGAAAGTCCACAGATGGCATGGTGGTGATGACATTCATGTTAATATCAGGGAACTCCAGGATATCTTCATTGATATCCAGGAGCTTGAGCTTGAAGTTGGTTGCAGACTTCTTCTCTGGATTTTCTATGTAAATTTCCATATAGTCACGACCCTCAATCCGAACAAAGAGAGTATCTTGACCGCTCACCGACTTGAGGAGCTTGTAAACGTTGGCCATGTTCAGCCCGGCGATAATATCATCTGGGCACTCATACTCTTCAAAGTTCTCGGACCCAAGTTCCATATGCACGAGAGTGACGCGGGCTGTATCAAGAGTCAGTATGTGAATGCCTTTTGCTGAAAAATAGACATTCACATCGTTGATGATATCTTTAAGAACCTCAAACACCGATTTAAGCGCCGATGCCTGTATTGTGCGAAAATGCATCTTACATCACACGCGCGTAGAATCTTTAAAGGTCTTCACTTCCTCTGCGCCTGATATGCGTCAGTCACACTCATACTGATTCGGGACTCTAGTTCAGGCGTCAGTATCGGCTGAAGGGACTCGCCATATTTGTCAAGGTCAAACATTCCAGGATTTTCAGTTCCATCTAAATTTGTACATAAACCGCCACCCATGTCCCAAGACTCAAAATCCGTTGGAACCATTGACACGAGCCAGGACTTGACCTCGGCCCCAACGCACATCTGTCCTTCGTTCGTCACCAGCGTCGGTACACGTGTAATCTTTTTAGAGGGCACACCAGCTGTCGTCACGTTGTGAAACCGGATAATCTCAATGAGAGCCGGCTGGGTTTTTATGAACGCTATAATTTCCTGTGAAAATTTGCACTTGTCTGAATAGACCAGTAGAGCCATCTACTGTAAGACTGTTTTTTTAGGGAGGACGGGCAACGCGGCTCTTTTTTGTTTGTTCATAGTAATGAAGGATATCGTCATACTGGTCCTCGTACTCGGCATAGCATTTTTGGTGTGGAACGGACGGACGACCGCGTCCTATGCAGCAGGCGACGTGGAACTCTCTGCACCAGTGCCACCAAACATCATACAGGCCATCATTGAAAAGGTGCAGTCCCTGAAACCCGACATGGCTCCTATTGATACCGTGTTTGTGAACATTCAGCCAGACGGCAGCTACCGCTCGCGCATCATGTTTTACAACACCAAGCAATTTTTTGGCATCCAGTACGACGTCAGCGCCAAGGTGGATGCGGATGGGTCGGTGAACATACTGAACATCGGGGACTCGGCCACTATTGACCCGTCTGTTGGGTACAAATCAGACACGTATATGCCGTGGACTGAAGTGGCTGCCAACCTGGCTTCACAGTTCAAGGGTGCCCTGAAGGGTTATAAAGATCAGCCCCCCCAGCCCAATCTCAAGAACGTCAACGCTGCTTATGAACAGAATATGATAATGACTCAGACGAACCTCCAGACTCGCGAGTAAACAAGTGCACTAAATTAGTGTATTAAATTAGATGGCTGTTTCGGCTAAACAAATTGCAGCTTCTGAAAAGAAGCGAGACTTTGCTAAAAAAGAGTACTATAAGGCTCTTCTTGAGCAATTTTGTAGAAAAATCAAGGTGGCTTCAGAGCTGGGACACAGGGACACTGTGGTGACGGTCCCTCCCGTCGTTATAGGATATCCTATATATGATCTTCCGACGACGGTGGGATACATGTGTCGGCAGCTGATACGCCTAGGCTACACAATCAATCTCGTGGGGCCACTTGACATACGTGTTCAGTGGTCCAAGGCGGCCAGTTTAGATTCAGAGGTGGAAAAGGAGGTCCATCAACCAGACGTCTACCTCCCGAGTCTCGCCAACTTGAAAAAGACGGCTCAGAAACTGCGCGTAATTAAGAAATAAATTCACAAAAAAATTAATGGAATTATCTGTACAGTTGACGTGTCCCTGCCGACCAGGATTTACATATAAAAATATCACCACCCATAAAAAATCCAAGCTGCATCAAACGTGGGAAGCTAATCAGGTTCATAAAAGTGACAAGATTCGGTCAAAGGAATTTGAGAATGAAATTGAAAGACTCAAGAGGCGCGTGACTCACAAAGAGGCGGTTGAGGTGGCACTTCTGAACCGCATTAACCAACTTGAGGAAGAGATTTTATATTGGAAAACGGCTTCTGAGGGGGTGTACGTTAATTAGGCTGTTAATAATTCTTTGGATCTATTAACGGATGGACATCCTCAACGAGTCTGAACGCCGATTCACCAAGAAACTCTGTGACGCCATGGTTCCTGTTATGATTGAGGCTTTTTGGGAAATTTGGCTAGAGGCCAAGAAGGAATCCCAGGGGAAAAATACGACACGTGTGTTCCAGGAGCTCCTCCGGGGTGTCAAAACCTGGAACTCTTCAATTTCCCTCAAAAATACAGAGGCCATTATCAAAAACCAGGTTCTTTTCCCCAACTTGCTCGCAGCAGTGTTTGTTATTCACGTTAAAATTCTGAGTGCAATCAGAACTGATAAAAAGTCTAGAAAAATCAGTATCAAGCTCCCAGCCAATGACGTGTTTGTTCAGCGGTGCTACGAAGCCTGTGCAAAGGATCTCTACGAGAGTCCGAGTATCATCGTGGACAACAAGTCGGAGGAGGAGCGCAACAATGATTTGAACACCCGATTTAACAAGAGAATTTGTGTAGTCATAGAGGATCTCATCCCAACCGCTGAGATTCTCAATACGTATCTCCCCCTCCCAGCGATGGGTCAAGATTTAGACATGGAACACGATGACGATGATCCCGAGGCGGAAGAGGACATTCCAGACATAGAAGAAGAGGAGCCCATAGGCGAGGGCGTGGCTGACGGCCTCCCTCAGAATACGGGCAACATGGAGTTTGGCAAGACGCCAGGCGGCGTTGACAATGCCGTGACGGTGAATAATTCACTCACGCCTCCAGAAGTCCCGGGTGGCACGCCGGCTCCGAACGAGGAGGGCGAGTCCCTCTTTCCAGACGCGCCCACCAGAATTCAGAAACTGCCTCATTCCTAAAAGAATTAAACTCTAAGAAATTAATAGAATGGATCAGTACTTCCGCGAACCTATGAGCGCCGGTGTAATTGCAGCGGCGGCCGTGATGGCCTATGTGTTTATCAAAGCTAAAATGAACAACGAAGGCAAGTTGAAGAATTCAGATTACTTCAAGCCCGCCTTTCTTGTAGGTATCCTCGTGTATTTCATAGTGAGTCAGGGTCAGGGCGATTCTGGTCCGATAATGAAGGAACCATTTTAAATAAGGAATTAAAACATTTAAAAAATACATGACGACCATCAAAGCATTTGATGACATGATGGGTCAGTTCCTCGGAGAGCTCACAGGCACGTTCTCCGACGAGCCCCCCAAGACTGGTGTGGACTGTCCAACTTTTATGAAGCAGATCGCCCCATGGATCCCACGCATGACGGCGCGTGATGAGGCGTTTTTCAGCGAGGATAACGAGTTTATTAAAAGCGTCAATCTGCACATCATTTGGAAGCGTGAGGATTGTACGGAAAATACGAAGCAGGCCATCTGGCAGTACCTCCAGTCCCTGTACATGATCGGCACGACTATGAGCATGTTTCCACCCGAGACGCTCAGCGCAATTGAGGCGGCTGCAGAGAATTGCGCCAAGAATATGAAGATGGGTCCAGATGGCCAACTTGACGAGAAGTCGCTGATGGCGGGTGTGAACAGTATGCTCAGTCAGATGATGAGCGGCGGCGGCGGCGCGAGCAACCCATTCGCCGCCCTCATGGGTGCCGTACCTCCTCCACACCAGCAGCGTGCCCAGCCCCGCCCAGGTTCTCGCAAGAAGAAATCTTCTAAGTAAATATAAGAATGGATCCAAAGGAAATTTTCAAGACGAGTGATATCCTAAAGTTTTGGCCCACCGCGACACAGTCCGCTGATGAGCGCGTCTCGGCCACCACCCGTTTTGTTCTTTATGCAATGTGCATTGTTTATATAATTAACCGTGATCCACGCATTTTCGCGCTCGGTGGCATCGCCCTTGCGATTTTGTACTACATGTGGACTTCCAACATGGTTAAAGACGGTAAACTGCGCAGCACGATTGGAGATGCGCGACTCTCTTCCGTTTTCCGCTCTAATGTGACGCTTCCATCAGTTGAGAATTCCATGGGCAACGTGCTGATGACCGACTACGTGGACAACCCAGATCGTCCCGCCGCCGCGTGGTACCCCAGCGTGCGCACACAGGTCCAGCAGGCTTGGAGCCAGATCCATCCTTTTGAGCGACAGCGCGACGCCGAGCGCAATTTCTACACGATGCCAGCGTCAACAATTCCAAATGATCAGACTGGATTTGCTCAAGCGGCGTACGGCAAACCATTCGCTCCCAAGTGCCACGACCAAGGTGGCGCGGCCTGCGACCCAGATCGTTTCTACTCCGCCTTCCCAGAGCGTGTCCAGATGCAGGGTGGAAACGGACGGTAAAAATAAATATGATATTAAAGTAATAATGCCAACTCTTGACGTGAGTCCATTAACCCTTGAGAAGGGTGTGTGGTTCGGTCCAGCACAGGTTGTTCTTGAGGACAAGACTCAGGTTGAGAGCAGCCTTCGCGTGGAGCCAACCACGGCGTGGAAGAAGGGCTGGTCCGAACAGACCTATGACTTCCCCAACAGCTACGTAACCCTTCCCCTCCGTGTGCTGGAGTGGAACCCAATCAGCACATTTGTTGATGATCAGAATAACCGCTTTGCTCAGCGCTATTTCAGCAAACCAGCAAAGACCTGGAATCGCTAAAAAAAGATGTACATTAATTAATAATGGACCCATTGGCGCTTGCCGCCGTTGTTGGTCTTGTGTTTGCCGGAAAGAAGTTGTCCGATAATGACTCGGCGCCCCCACCTGCAACCACGAAACCCCGTGCTCCTCTTACCCGCCGTCAGATTGATATGATGGTGGAACCGGCTAATCATTCAGCCGACTATTTTGATCTGAAAAACACCACACCCGATCTCGGTCGCCGCATCGGTGATTGGCGGCTCCGTTCCAAGGAGGCGGTTCCTAACCTCCAGGACATCACGCCGACGAATTCTCGGATGCCATACGGTCAGCCGGTTTATGATTTGTATAACCGTCAGTACATCACGAATAAGCAGAACAACATCGCACCACTTGAGCAGCCCATGAACGTCGGACCAGGTCTGGGCGTCGGACCAGATGTGCCCGCGGCAGGCGGTTTCCAGGACTACTTCCGTGCTCTACCAATCAACGTGAATGAAGAGAAGCTCACGACGCTCGAGGGTCGCACTGGTCCCCGTAACCCCTTCGTAAAGAGCGGTGGCGCCGCATATATCGGTGACATCACACACGAGGCTGCCCAGTCCAAGACGGCTTTCCGTAATCCAGGCGCCTATGGCGGCGGCGGCGCGCAGAGCGCTCTCGTGGCCCCAGAAGGCCGCCCCAACTTTCTCAAGACGAAGAAAATGACTATTCGCAGCGAGACGGGCTTGCGTACGGACACCCTGTCAGACGGCCCCCCACAGTACAACGTGTCTCAACCTTACGCGGCAGCCAAGGATTCTTACACGGACACGGCACTCACACGTTCCAGTGGTTACCGCGAGAAGCACGATCGGGGGGCAAACGGAGAGCGGATGAACGTTCGCTCAGATCCTGTGAACCAGGTGGGTTCAGGAACTCATTACCGCGCCGAGTCAAAGCCCGTTCAACCCGGCCCTATGGCGGTCACAGGCTCCAACCAGGGCCGTGGTGTTTTGCCTCCAGAATTTGACGATCCTCTCAACGAATTCAAGTCGCAGCCCAACCCGCGGGCCCAGAGCGACTTTTTGGACATCGCCATTCAACAACTGGAGAAAAATCCATTGGCATATTCCCTGGCGACGCCCAAGGCGCCAGACGCGGCCATGATGACCACACCTTTCGTCACGGTTTCTTGATTATAAAAAAATATAGGTTTATTCTAAAATGAGCGGTGGTGTTGTTCAGCTCGTCGCCGTCGGACCTCAGGACGCTTGGCTGACCGGCAAGCCAGAGGTTTCTTTCTACCGGTCAAACTACAAGCGTTATACCCACTACGCCAACTCCGTGGAGCGCCAGGTGATTCAGGGAACCGCGATTGCGGGTGGCATCTCCACCATTCGTTTTGAGAAGAAGGGTGATCTGCTCAGCTATGTGTATCTGACCGTCCGTGATTCCACCGGCGGCATCCTGGTGAATCCAGACTGGACTCGCATCATTGACAAGGTGGAGCTCATGATCGGCGGCCAGATTGTGGACACCCAGGACATCGAGTACATGACTGACATCGAGCCAATCACCGGCGCCCAAAACTACTCCCAGCGTTACCTCAACAACGACAGCACCACCTTCAATAACCAGAAGAACTCCTTCCTGCCCCTCAAGTTCTTCTTCTGCAAGGACTGGTCAGTGTGCCTGCCCCTGATCGGTCTGCAGTTCCACGATGTGGAGGTGCGTATCACCTGGTCCACCTACCTGAGCCAGACCATCACCATCGGCAACACGACCACTCCAGTCCTGACGGCGTTCCCCCAGGCCACTGCCAATCTTGTGTCTGACGTGGTTCTTTCTTCCAACTTGGCGAACGTTGTGGTTTCCCAGATAACCGGCCCTCTGTTCCCAGGTATGCTTGTGGTGACGTCCACGAGCAATCTGCAGACGAACACAGCAGTCGTCCAGTCATTCTCTAACGCCGTGACCACGGGTACAGGCGCTGGATTTTCCAACGTTGTGCTATCATTCTCCAACACATCCGCCGCTTTCCTGGACTCCGTGTTCAGCCTGGGTCGGACGGCGAACCTGTACGCTCCAGTTGCGTCCACCCAGATTCCTCTGGCTGTGGCAGCGGGTACAGGTGCTCGCACCACCGCGACCCTATCCATCGGCCAGGTCACGAGCCCTCTGAGTCAAGGTGGCGTCCAGGTCGGTCAGTTCGTGGCCGGTCTGCCTTTCACCGGCCCCGTGTACGTGTCTAACGTGAACAGCGCCACAAGCGTCACCGTGGCTTTCCCATCCCAGACCACTGCACCAATTGCAGCGGGTCTGACGATCTCTTTCTTCACTGGAACGGCAGTCACCTCCACCACCTACAGCTCCCTTCAGTACCAGTGCTGGACCAACTTCGTGTACCTGGATCAGGGTGAGCGCGATTGGTTCGCCAAGACGCCCCAGGATCTGCTGGTCACCCAGGTGCAGCGTGTGGTGCTGGGCAACAACCCCATCCAGGAGCTGGCGCTCGCTCAGCCTGTGAAGTTCCTGGCATTCCCATCGGTGAACTACGCCCAGATTTACGCCAACGGTGTGGGTGCAGTCCGCGCCGCCAACTACGAGCTTAAGACCCAGGTGAACGGTGTGGACGTTGGCGACTCGCGGCCCCTGATCCACTGGGTGGACGTGCCCCAGTACTACAACACGCCCTTCGGCTACAATCACAACAACACCACCGCCAACGTGGCGATCATCAGCTACTGCCTGGACACGTCCAAGCTGCAGCCAACCGGCTCCCTCAACTTCTCCCGTCTGGACAACTTCCGTCTGATCGTGCCCCCCACCCTTCCCAACGGCGTGCTCGGTCTGTACAACACCAACCTCACCAGCGCCTACCCAACTCCATACCTGTACGCGGTGAACTACAACATTCTGAGAATCCAGAACGGGCTCGGCTCGTTACTTTATGCCAATTAGATTTTTTTTCTGCATAAAGAATACACCCTAGGAAAATAAAATGGAGACTAAAAAATGTGGGTCTTGTGAAAGGGGCCCCCAGACGTTTGATAATTTTTTAGATAAATTTGGTCGTCCATGTTCTACTTGTTTAAAGTGCCGTTTGAACACGAACAGAAATCGCAAACCGCGTGTAGCGTCGGGTCGCCCATGTGGGATGTGTCCAAAGACTTCATCGTTCAACTTTCCAGGACAAACTCCTGGAATTAGATGCGTTGAACACAAAGAACCGGGAATGACAAATGTGATGCAGAAGAACTGTGAACACGAGGGATGCGTAAAGCAACCTTGCTACAATTTACCAACTGAACACTTTGGTAAATTCTGTGCAACACATAAAAAAGATGATATGGTGAATGTCCGTGAACGACGGTGTGAATATGAAGAATGTACGAAGAAGCCTTTTTACAATTTATCTTCGGAAACCAAGGGGCGTTTCTGCAAAGAACACAAGGAAGATAATATGATTGATATTCTGAGTGATTCATGTCGTCACGAAGACTGTAACAAAAGGGCAACTTTCAATCATCCTGGACAGAAAGCGAAGTTTTGTTCAACTCACAAAGAGAATGGAATGATTGACGTTAAGACAACTCGTTGTGAATATGATCAGTGTATGATAGTTCCAGTTTTCAATATCGCGGGGAACAAAAAAGGTCGTTACTGTTTCAAACACAAAGAACCAGGGATGGAGGATGTGAAGAATAAGAGATGCAGGACGCATATGTGCGACATAATTCTTAATTATGGTAAAGACTACTGTGTTCGTTGTTATGCCTATATGTTTCCAGACGAAAAGCATGGATACTTCAAGACCCGTGAAATGAAGTTGAAGGATTTTTTACAAACGGAGTATACAGACAAGACAATCATACATGACAAACGAGTTGAATGCCATCTGTACCGTCCTGATTTCGTGTTTGACATGGGAAGTCACACAGTCGTGATTGAATTGGATGAGAACCAACACAAGAGGTATGACACTTCATGTGATAACAAACGGCTTGCGAGTATATTTCAAGGTCTAGGATCCAGGCCGATGATTATGATTCGTTTCAACCCAGACCGGTATGATTCAATACCCGGCTGTTTCAAGAAAGACGGTCAACTCTCAGGGAATGGAAAAGAATGGAAAATACGCACAGATATTCTTCATAAACGTGTTGATTTTTGGCTCAACACCCAACCCGACCGTGAAATAACAGTAGAGCATCTTTTCTTTGATACATTCAAGTAATGCACTGGATCTTCTTGGCTCTTGTTGCGTGTCTCGTGTTTTTGGCTTCGTACAATCCGCGTACGGGAAATTTGACCAAATATTTTGCTCCCGAAACATCAGTAGAGCATAATGGCTCGAGAGAGGCACAAAGCGATAGCGATACCAATGAGCAAAGTGAACGACGCCCAGCACTTCCTCATCGTGCACGATAGGAGGTACCGTGAATGGACGTTTGTCACAGGCGGGTGTCGCCGACGCGAGGTCTACAACCCACTACGGTGTGCGGTTCGGGAACTCGAAGAAGAAACACGAGGACTTATAAATTTAAAAAGGGGGTCATACTCCTATTTTAAATTTACTACAAACACACCGGAACCTAGAGACCTAGAAGATGGCGTGGATGTCATAAATCACTACCACGTGTACGTATTCAACTTACCAATGACTTCAATAGAGCATAAACACACTATTAAAAGATTCATAGAAGAAAAGAAAAAGATGGAAGGGGCCGAAGTCCCATTCCGCAAAAATTATGATGAAAATGATGATTGTCGCTTTGAGACGCTTGATTCAATTACAAAATGTCAGAATCTTTGGCCCATGATTCGTGCTCACGTCATCACGAATCCCGAGTTTACACAGGCCATCTCAACGACCCATTGGACGCCATTTAATTTGAGAGACTAGGCGCGTCCGTGACGTGCCTAATAAGTTCGCAGAACATAATAGAAAATGACGCGATCCAAGCTAGAGCTCGCGACGATCCTCGTCAAGCTCCGTGGCGACGACTCAGACCCCGCCGTGGTCGCCAAGGATATGTCCCTTCTCAAATTGTGCTACGAAATTCAGAAGATTGAAGAGGAGAAGGAACTAGAAGCCCTGTCCAACGAGACCAAGGCAGAGGAGCCCAAGGCGGAAGTTCCATTGACCAAAAAGGAGGAGGAAATTGTGGAGGAGCTCAAGGCGCCAGCAGAGGCCACCACCAAGCAGCGTCACAAGCATATATTGTCGTGGCTTTTGGACTCGTCAAGTGATGAGGACTAAAGACTAGACACCCTTATAAGTTAATGAATAACTCAATTGATCGCTGGAGGGTCCCAAAGGGCCCGGGGACCCATGTCCTCATGTCCGGTGGTATCTTATTTGTCCCCCCTGAAGAAACCCAAGAATTCTACAGAGAGTACATAGCAGTTGTGAATTCTGGAACAAAATTGTATGTGGTTGAGCAAAAGACGGAACTTTTCAAGTTTTTCGTAGACTTGGATTACAAAGCTCCAGAAAAATTGAAGGATGAAGATCTTATTCAATTTTGTTCAGTAATTCATCAAGCCCTAGGAACGTCGTCAGCGTGTCTGATCGCTCGTGCTAGACCCAGAGCTATTGCAGATGGCCTTATAAAATCAGGGGTCCATATTCACTGGCCAGATCTGATCGTCACCAGGACTCAGGCTCTTAATTTAAGATCAAAAATAGTTTTGAGTTTGACAAATGATTTCGCGTTTGATTGGGACAAGATCATTGATGCTTCCGTGTATAGTGGGTCTGGTCTTCGCATGCTCTGGTCTCACAAGAAACCTACAGGTGACCCGTACACCCCATGGCGCAGTCTGAACGGCGACCGTGAGTTCCCGAAGACACCCGACGCTGCAACCTTGGAGCTTTTCGCAGTTCGTACAGAAGAACGGGAAGTGGTGCGCGAGTCCCTGCACAACATCAGCCATCTTGAGGAATTTATTCAAAAGTATCTAGAGGGTCAGTCGCGGTCAAATGTTAAAAAGGTGCAGCGTCACGAGCATGATGGTTGGTATGTCCAGACTGACTCTAAATATTGTGAAAGAATTCACAAGGACCATAAGAGCAATCACGTGTGGTTTCATATAGGAGTCAGGCGAATTTCCCAGAGGTGTTTTGACGAGGAGTGCGGTGAGTTTAGGGGTCAAGAACATATTCTTCCTCCATCTATAGTAGAGCAACTCAAAGATGTTGCTATTGTGGGTAGTCCTTCTAATTGCTTTCTTATGGATATTTTTCCCAATGGGACCTCGGAAAACTTTCAAAAAGTACGAGCACATGGTTCATCCATACTCGGGTCTGGATCCGACGAATTGGTCACGGTTTCTAGAGAACCTCCACGAGTTCGAACGGTTGGCTTCAACCCGGTTGGATGAGGCTTCTAGTGCACTCTACGCCGCGACGGAAAACATAAGGGACTTGGGACTTGGCGTCGGACGTGCGGATGACTCTGATATTCAGGAAAAGCTGGCTGTCATCGCATCACAACTTGGATACGAAGGTGAAGTCATTTTGAATCAATATGCACTTTCAAAGGGTCTTTACTTCTTTCCACGTTACTTAAACGAATCGCTTGCGGAATATCCAGAATATGTCGACACGCGAGACCCAGGACGCGTCAAAAGCCACGGCCAGTGAGCCTACCCGCACGCGATCTGGTCGCGTCACCAAGGCACCGGAGCGTTACGAGCCCGTTGAGCAGGTTGAGGACGACTACGGCCCTGATGACTACGATGACGACGAGTCTGATATTCCATCGGACGATTCTTTTGAGGATGAGGATGAGGAGGACGAGGAAGATGACGCAGATGAAGATGGAAATTTGGACGGATTTGTAGTGCCAGATAAAAGCGAGAGTGGTGATTCAGACAGTGAGGATGGAGAACCTGCCGTTCCTGTCAAAAAGCAACGAACCGTCGTCACGAAGCGCCCCGCTCCAAGAAAGTGAACTGCCGCGCGAAGTATGGACGCCTACTCACGAGTTTGAAGAGCCTCAGCAGCGGCGCTTTGTCCCCATGTATGAACCCCCAAAGAAAAACGTTTTTGACTCTCTCAAGGACAACCAGATGGCATTGGTTCTTCTTGGGATAGTTATTGGGGTTATTATTATGAATATGAGACCTATTATTGTAAATCCTAAGTAAAAGGATACAAAGGTGCATTTTTAACATAGTCATTGTTGCCTACAAAAGTCCCAATTGGACCTGTACGGTATGCATACACATCCTCCTGTAAAAACCCTATCCAGGGGTTTACACGAGTTTGATCAGCAGGTTCCATATCTCTGAAAACAGTAAATTGTGAGGGTGATTCATCTGGTGGAGGAGGCTGGGAAACCACAGACGGCTTGACGCGCTGCCACGAAAGCCACACAATAAACCCAATAGCCACTACTGCGGCTATTGGCATTACGTACCCCCTGCTCAAAAGATACACGCTACTTAATATTGTTAAAGAACCTGTAGCCGCCACAAAAATATATTGAGGCGTGTCCATCTATTATTTATTTAGGTTTTAGTTCGGGGCGTCGGGGACCTCATCCTCACCCTCGTTCTCAGCCTCGGTGATGGACGTGATCTCAACTGCAGGGAGGCGGCGCTCCTCAATAATCTTGTTCACGCGCTCATCAGCCATGTTGACCAGTTCCGCGAACGTCTTGTCTGGGAACTCCTTGCGCAGCTCCTCCACAATCTCAGCTGGGTGAGGAATGGGGGGGACGTCCGGCTTGGTGTAGAACTTGGAGTTCTCGTCGGATGGGTCAATATAGGGAAAGGGGCCGTCCTGTGGCTTGGCGATCATGTCGCGCTTGCGCTTCTCAAACATGGACGACGCAGCCGCCTGATTCTGACGATACTTGACCATGATCTCCTCCAGCTTCTCGTTCTGATAGTGCACGTCCTCAATCTGATCGCGGTCTGGGGGGATAAGCAGCCACTTGTACATGTCAACGACGTAAATGTCAACGATGGCATCCTCCTTCTGGAGGCGCTTGGCGTGAGATGCCGCCTCGTCCCGCGACGCAAAGCAGCCGCGGATCTTCATACCCAGCTTCTCATTCTTCTGAGGGAGGTCTGGGCCAACAAACGAAATGCACGCGAAAAGCTGTCCTGGAACGGTCAGGTAATCCTGCTCGAGGGTAGCCATATAAAAGGAACAGGAGCTTATTTTTTAAGCCCTGAAACGCAATGAACTTGGATCTACGCAAACTTCACAACAATTGCAAACGCCAATTGATTCAGAAATGGGTCAAGCCTGGCTCCTTCGTCCTTGACTGTGGTTGTGGACGTGGAGGAGACCTATGGAAGTGGAAGGACGCCAAGGTGCGCGTGGCCGCCATAGACCCTGATGCCGATTCCCTAGATGAGGCGGAGAGTCGTGCCGGTACCGTTGACGCGGATGTGTATTTTTTGGGAACAGGGACCATCATCCAAGCGGCGTTCGCTGGGCCATATGACGTGGTCTGTTACAACTTTTCGCTCCACTACATTTTTGAAAATGAATTAACCTACAAAAATTCAATCAAGGCTTTGGGTCTCTCTGTGAAACCCGGAGGTTTGTTGATAGGCATCACACCCGACAAGGACCGTGCAGAGTCCATGGTTGACGAGTTTGGTCACTTCAAGGATCAATTAGGAAATGAAATTGCATGGCTTCGTGGAGGGCGGAGATTGATGGTGCGTCTGATTGACGGCCCCTTCTATACAGACGGTGGTCGTGAAGAGCCGACCCTCTCTCCTATCCAACTCATTCAGGACCTTCAAGAGGTGGGCCTTGATCTCGTGCAGTGGGAGCCGATGATAAGCCGACCCAACGGGATGATTTCGGATTTATACTCAAAATTCGTTTTTAAAAAAATTGAGTAATATCAGGATGTGGGCGTGGATCACTTTACTAGTGACCATGGTCATCGTATTTTTCATAATTTTCACCAATAATCAGGAACCACCTATGCTTACGGAAATCAAGCAAAAATACCGGGCCATACTGGATATGCTTCGCCAAACAGGCGACCCGATGTGGAAGGGGGTCCTCAGACCATCAATTATCACTGGTATGAAAGATTGGTCAAAGAATAAGGGACCTATTGGGTCAAACGTGAACAAGGGGTATGAAATTTACATCTGCCTGGATGGAAACGATGTAAATTCTGCAATGTATGTGATGATCCATGAACTGGCACACATGTCCGTTCCAGAATACGATCACACGACTAAATATTGGACAAATTTTTCAAAACTCAAGAAACTATGCATTGACAACGGGTTCTATACAGCCTCCAGCGTTCGCACCTACTGTGGTGACGTCATCAAAGATGATCATTAAACCTTGTCGGCAATGAACTTCTTGGCGAAGTAAAACACGATGGCAGCCACGAGCGCCGTCACAACCAGGCCCGTCAGCGAGACGTCACCAGACTCGCCGACGAACTTGGGCACCATGGTGCGCATACGTGACTGCACGGGCTTGGAGAAGGCGATGATCGCCGCCACGCCAGCCAGCGCCGCCTGGAACTGCTCGTCGGTGAGACCGAACGGATTCTTTGATACGCGGCCCCCGGACTCGGACCCATCTTCGCCATTCCGCTTGCGCGCGGCCGATGGCGCCTGCTGTGGCTGAGCGTAGGGCGAACCCATCATCTCGTTCTGAAGCATCTGACCTGGACCTGCCATGACTTCCTCAATTGGAGTAGAAAAGTCCGCCATTTGAGATTCGTCAACGTTTTTTTCTGGCGGAAAATTCTTCAACAAACCGGTCGGGACTGACTTGTTGTTTGGGTCCTTGTTGAGGGCCGCCCGGGCGAGCTCTTCGTCAACCGTCATTTCAGGGGCCTGCTGAATAGGAGAAGACATGGTGTCTACACTAGGATCATAAGTCAACATCTGTTGTTTTCGGGTAAAAAATAAAGGAGCCAAGGGCGCGCTACTTCTTCTTGACGACGGTTACCACGCCCCCTTTGCGCTTCACGACGGGCTCCGCCGCCTGCCTCACCACGGCCCTGGGGTTGTAGTGACGCTGGTGATACTGCCAAAACGCAGGACCACCGACATGGAAGTTGCGGCGGATAGGCGCCTTGTACCAGAACACGCAATCTGTTATTTTATTAGACTTGGACGTGTTATCAAGCACTAAACACTCGTAGTTTTCTGTACAGGCGTCCATAACCTGACAAAACTGGTCAAAATTTGGAAACACCCCAAAGAACGCCTTGTAGAGGTTCTCACGGTTCTGTCGGACGTTGTCACGAAGGGCAAAGACGTAGTCAACATTGGTGCGAATCATAGGGGTCATGTCCATACAGTACTGGGTCGTCATCATAAAAAAGATTTTCCAGTGCCGTCCGTTCATAAAAAGCTGCCGAATCGCAATGTCGCGCATGAATGCCCTATCGTACATACAGTCGTCCATGAGTATGAAAACTGGATTGCACCGCCCAACGGCCAAGAGCTTCTTTTGGCGTTCAATAAGCCTTTCAAGCGCATCACGGTTATAATCTCCAAAAACAAACAAGTCTGGAATAAATTGTTTGTAGTACCCGTTGCCCTCCTCCGTCCCTGACATGGCTATGCCTGCTTGAAGATGGCGCTTGTGCCACAGGATGTCTGTAACCAGCGTACTCTTGCCAGTGCCTCTTTTGCCTATGAAAACGCACACCTTGTCATCCGACATTTTTGAAGGATCAAATTTTCGCAATTGGAGAGCCATCTCCTTCCTACAATTTAAAAACAAATTTGACGGTGGCCTGGAGCGCGGGAAGCATTTATCATAAAAAGATGTTGACAGGTACTAGAGGAGACTTCAATGTCGGCCGGATATATTCAACTCGCGGCTCTTGGGCAGCAAGACGCGTACCTCACAGGAGAGCCTCAGGTGACGTACTTTTCAGGCGTGTATAAGCGCCATACACCGTTCGTTCTAGAGGCGTACGACATCCCTTTCAACGGTCAGGATGTCGGCTACGGCAAAACAAGTATATGTAGGATTCCACCCAAGGGTGATCTCATACGCGGGCTCACACTTAAAATGACCTTGCCTCCTCTTTTCAATCCAACAAACGATTGGATATGGCCGACCCTCCCATCTTCGGCAAGTTTTCCGGCCCTCCAGTTTGGATTTTCAAACGGTACCGTGTCCGACCTCGTCTCGGCATCTTTTGATGTAAGTTTCTATTCAACAAATGTTAATGTATTAACAACTTGGTTCATTCCATTCACGCAGTATGTCAGTTATTCCTCTTCAACAAACAAGTTTATATTCAGTAACGTTGCAAACGTCATCGTTCAATACGGATTTTCTGAAACGAATGTTGGTTCATCAGTTTTCTGGGGACTTGATCCAATAAACTATTCAACTTTGGATGCCACTGGAAATCTCGTCTACAACGCAACGGTGTCATCACTTTCTAATTTAAGTGCAAATTCCACTATAAATACTCAATCAAATACGTATATATCAACATTGACGCCCGATTTCACCCTTCAAGAAGCAGGGTGGTTTCAAACAACGCCAACTGCAGAAAATTCATTTTTCGGTCTCTACCTATCCCTAGCGCAACCCGTCTCATTCACCACAAGTTCACCACAGCTTATAAACTTTAACGCGTTGACACCAAGTACCAACTTCCCATATTGGGCATCTCCCTACCTGGTTGCCACGAGTTTTATCATATCAGCCGCTGGTCTTGTCCAGTTTGCACTTCCGGGATACTATACACTTCGGGCGGGGTTTAACCTGAGCGCAGGCGCGGTGGTTTCCATAAGTTATGGCACGAATACGACTGGAACCATCCCCTTGACCCCTACGTTTTTGTACACCTACACGTATACCGTTTCACCAAATCCCACATCTCCAGCCATCATCCCAATATATGAAACAAATGGGGGGACCTATTACTACTTTTACGTACAGACGAACATGCCATGCACCGCCCTCAAGGGAAGTTACTTTAGTGCTACATACGCCGATGACACATACCAGTTTTCAAATGACGTCACGCTTTCTAGCACGTCTTTGGCTCCAGTTCCCCTTACCGGAAACATTGGGCCTATTCTCAACTCTACGGTCACTTTGGACACAAATTCTATGATGAAGTTTGCCGTCAGTGGCTCGTACCTGATTTCGGGTGTTCTGTCACTTTCAAACACAGCCACAGAATCGTACGTGTCAAATATAGCCATAGGAGAACGGGCGAACATCGTTTACGTCTATGACATGTCGTCACAGGGGCGCAATCCCACATATGGGTTTTCCATTCCCCTCGTAGCAGACTCAAATCTTTCATACTATCTCAACGTCTCGTCAACTGAATCATTTTCAAATATATCAGCCAACTCTTTTTTCACTATAAATCAGGTGGGCGTTCTTCCAGGCACAAATCCGGAAAATATTCTTCCATACAACGGCATTTTGTTGAATTCATCATCAAACACTCTTACAAACCCCCTCAATTTGTCAACAAATTTCAATCTTTATTCAAATTCATCACTTATTTCAGTAACTCCATCTGGAACTCTCGCGTTCGCCAACACCGCATCATATATGTTAACGGGTGTTTTTTACACGACAAGCCCAGTAACAAACGTAATTATTACAAATACTTCTACAAATTCAAATGCATTTTTTAACTATACACTTGGGACGAGCGGGTCACCGCCCTATACAATTTCAGTACCGTTTGTTGTATCAAACACTGCAGGTACATATACAGTTTCAATCACAACACAGGATCCCGTATCAAATGTGAATAGCGGTACATATATTGCCTTATCTCCTATCAGTACACAGGCATACGACTATTTGAATCAAAGGTATAACTATTATGACTCTGTAGGTACGATAGCCATTACACGAGCCGATCTCAAGATAGGTGGACAGACTGTTCAAAGTCTTACAGGAGATTATATAGAAGTTTGGAACGAATTGAATATTCCATATGAAAATCAACCGGGTCTCCAGCTCTTGACGGGCAAGTACGACACACAAACGAACGTCCCACCCCCCGGTCGGACCTACTATATAAACCTACCATACTACTTTTACGATAAGCCGGAGCTGGCGCTGCCCATCGCCGCTCTCGGGAGACAGGATGTGGAGGTCTGGATCACCTTCAATAACTTTTCAAACTTGACATCAATTTCAGTTACAAATCCAACACTTCAAGCCACGATCATTACAGAATACGCATATCTTTCCAACCCCGAAATTGACTGGTTCCAAAGGCACCAACTTGACTATGTCATTTCACAGTGTCAATACGAAACCTTTCTTCTTGGACAAAATTTCAGATCTTCTATTTTTGATCTAAAATTCAAAAACCCCGTCAAGGAACTGTTTTTCCTCATACACCCTGACACTAATTTACCATATAATTACACAACCCCTGGGAGCGGGACGGACGCCGTCAATCTCGGAATGACGTTCAACGGCGAAGATGCGTTTTTAAGTTCAACAACCAACACACTTTATATAGGATCCATAGAGCCCTTTAATAAACACGTCAACTTCTTTTCAAAACCAACCGTCATCACAATTGATCAACCAAATACCTATGGGCGTCAATTTTACATGTATGCATTTTCTACAGATCCGTTCGCTACGACTTCGTCCGGTCAAATAAACTTTAGTAGGATCCGTCAGACGCTTCTTGAACTCAACATCACCAACACGGCCGGTAACTATCCTTCAAAAACTTTAGAAGTTATAGCCCTGTCTCAAAACGTCCTGCGTATTGAAAACGGTATCGCGGGCGTGATGTTCCACTAGTGAGATTTTAGGCGTAAAATAAATGCTTAGTATTTACTAGAGATGGCCGGTCGTGCCAGTTTGTCCTTTCTTGGTCAAGAGGACATTTCACTGAGTGGCGATCCAGAAGTCACATATTTTATAGAAAAATACCAGGGCCAAACTCCCTTTTCTTCCCGTGTGGATCGTGTCATCTTTGACGAGCAGGGGGTGTCGTTCGGGTCCCAAAATCACAGGATCCTTCCGCGCAACGGCGACCTCATCACAAACATGACGCTCTTTACCGCATTCCCTAGCCCCCCACCAGGTGTGAACGTCCTTGACTCTGTAGGTACCCTCATGTTTCAGTACATTGAACTATACATAGGGTCTGAGCTCATAGAACGCCTTTACGGCGAGTACATTGAGATGATGTTTGATTTAACAATTCCAAAGGGAAAACAGCCCGGTCTGTCCTTTCTAGACGGTAAGAATCTCCAATACATTTCAGCGCCTCAGCTCGCATATACTGTTCCACTCCCCTTTTCCGTATTCAAAAAGGGTCTTCCACTGTGCGCCTTCAAGGAGGATGTGACAATCAGAATCGTATGGAACCCATCAACATACTTTACATCCCCTCCTACACTCATCACCACCCCCTTCACCGCTCAATTGAATATAGAATACACTTACTTGGCTCAAAATGAAATTGATTTTATTCGTAAATCCCATATACAAATTTTTGAACAAATTCAGCTCAATCAATTTTTCGCACCATATGGGACCAGCTTCGTCCACTGCGATCTCAATTTTTACAATCCAGTAAAAGAACTCTACTTTGTTTTGCAACAAGATTCTGCACGTGGGTACGATTACAGTAACGTGGCGACCGCTGCCTCCGCTTCGGGGACCATAGGAACGGGTGATATCCTCGCCCAGCTTCAGTTTGACTTTAACACTACAGAGCGCATCTCAAAGGACGTCGGGTCGCCCCAATTCCTGCGGATCATCCAGCCCCTAGAGTTTCACACGAGGGTACCGGACCGCATATTCTACATGTACTCATTCAGCTTGGATCCACAGGACGATTCTCCAACAGGTTCCGTGAACCTGTCACGAATTCAGAATCAAAATTTGTATCTGTACCTCAACCCTACACCTACCAACGTAAATATTAGGGTCTACGCAGCGTCCTATAATTTCCTAGAAATATCCAACAATTCGGCCAAGGTGATTTTTTCCAACTTCTTTTAGTTAAAACATACGAGGCCAAGTAACGTAATGAATACCGAAGCTTTTGAACAGACGGCGACCGATCTTTTGCTCCCGGTACTAGAGTCGGCTACGGTGCTCGCAGGTCACTACGCCAAGGCGTGTGGCCGTGATGTTGTTCTCGCAGAGGACATGAGTTACGGGCTCATGTTCGCCGCCAGGAACGTGCTTGGGAAGCACGTTGGCACCCTGTACCCTGAAGTTTACGAGGAAGAGGACACCGACTCCGACTCGGTTCCTGATTTGGTGTCAGATGACGAGGACGATCCAGAGTGGACCCGTTACTCAGGCGACGACGACCTCTCCCTCAAGATGAATGAGTGCGCCGACACATGGGAGGCGTGGGAGCCGTCCAACTTTGCAGAAAACGCGTTGAAAAACGCGGTGGACAAAAATTCAGTTTTTGGTAGAGGATGAGTTTCATCAATTATACAATTTTTGATGAAGATTCAGAAGAAGAAACACGGTACTCAAGCTTTGTTGACCTGGAGGCGTTTGAAGAAAGTGACGCCGACACACCAGAAGCTTTTGATGGTACAGAAAAGGGCTCCGAGTTGGAGCCGGGGCAGGACGACAGGTCGCACGTCAGACCATGGGACCCGAGTGAAAATTTTTTTAATATTATATAGTAAAACATGGCGTCTACTGTGATGAGTATCGCAACCTCCGTCGAGTCCCAGGCTTTGAACACCGTCATCGGTGGGTTCTCCTTCGCCGCCGCGCTTGCATGGTACGAGGTTGTGAAGAAGGTTGTGGACCGCGTCGCCAAGTCCAACGGCAGCACCCAGGGCGCCGTCATCGCGGCACTGGTGACCACCCTGCTCGCCGTCCTCGTGTACATGATCCTCAAGACGTTCATCACCAACGTGGAGATCAAGGAGCCCAGCCAGCCCATGTTCGCGGTGACCCGCTAAACAATCTGCGGGACGGGGGCTTTTGGCCAACTTTTCCACACGACAATAGCTGCAATTAAACCTAAAATTATCAAGACCCACGGGATCCGTTTTTTGGGTTCGGGTGGTGGAGGCGGTGCTACTTTCATAGCCTCCACGATTCGCTTTATTTGTATTTCTTCAAGGGGTATAGGGGGTGGCAGGGTGGGCTCTGGGTCGGGTGTCACATGAAGACGCAGTACGAATGCGTTGGTGTTCCAGCCTCTAAAGTCAAGAAGGTTTCCGGACTTGTCAATCCACCTCACCGTCAGGCGCTGCAAACTGTTGATGGGCTCCGGATAATCTACCGAAACTCTATAATCCTTATTTTCATGAAAATTCTTAATACACGCCGAGCCCACATCCATGATGACGGGAGCGAATGCCCTGTTCGCATTTGATCCTGAAATTGTACCTGTAGTCCCCTGAAGAGATCCAGTATCAACGTTAAATGGCGTTCTGAGTTCATCAATGTCTAAAAATACATATTCATTGAGTGAAAAATCAACAAGGGTTGATGATTTAAGTATAAATTTGCCCGCATATGCGGGATCAAGGGCAGTGGCTGCAGTGGCCGTGTACGCACCCACCGGTAACCCCACCATAGTTCCAAACTCATCAGACTGAATATTGATTATAAACGATGGGGTTGTGGATGAAAAAATGAAATGACCCTCCTGTGGAAGGTAATCAAGGGTTACAAAGGCGTTGGCGGTGACGGCCTGTGCAAGGTTATACGCTGAATAGAACCCTGGGTTTAAAGAGACGTTGCTGGAATTCACTGAAAAAACGTTTGAACCATTTGTCAAGTTGTATATCGTGTTGGGTACGCGAGCACTGACAAGATCCACCCGTTCTATATTTCTGATGGGTCTTGTCAGATGAAGTACATAACTGTTTCCTTGAGGGTACAAGGCAACATCACGGTTCGCGGCGTCTGCGAACAGAAGACGCTCCGAGGCGTCCTCACCCGTGTAATTCATTCTATTTTTACAACTTATTAAAAAAAGGGCTCATGCAAAACTCTTTACCAGCCGGTACCATGGTGTTGAGCACGCCTACGTTCGCCGAGCTCGCAGGACAAAACACGACTCGCCCATCTGGAACCAGCGTGCATCCAAAAAACTTGCCCGTAGCTGTAGACACCAAGGCACAGTTTGAATATGTGAGGGTCCCTGGATCAAACATACCCACGTTTGATGCGTCTGCGGGGGCGAATATCACGTTTCCTGATGGCAAAAGAGTCCCGCCCTGGAAATAGTTTGTACCGCCAATTGCACCCAGTTGAATATTTGAATACCCCCCTGCTGCTATAGGACTTGATACGAACGTTGGGTTATAAACCACTACGTTTGTTGACGTAGAAGGTGGGAATATGACGTTTCCATTAGGAGACAACACCGATGATTCCCACGTGAGTGTTGATGTGATAGGGCCGACGTTTGTAAATGCTGCCGTAGTCAGAAGAGCCGTATTGTACATTCCTATATTACCTGATGCACCCATCGGACTCATGACCACGTTTCCGCTGGGCAACAGAACACCCGACCCGAAAAGAGAGAGGCCCTGTCCGGCTATCGGCCCGACGTTCGTCATGGCGAGCGTCGTGGGGTTGAAAATTCCTATATTTGCAGAATCTCTAGGAACCATGACGACGTTTCCAGTTGGGCTTAGCACGCCCCCCTGGAATCGGAAGCCGCTACCCGCTGCGGCCGCGCCAACCTGTATATTAGAATAGACGTTAGCCACTGGATTATAAAGTCCTACGTTAGAGTTATTCCAGGGTATGAAAACGACGTTACCGTTCGGCACGAGCACACCACCTCTGAACTTGTTGGTCGCCGCAGATATTCCTGGTACCACCACATTTGAATACGCTCCAGTTGCGGGTGTGAAGAATCCCACATTTGAGGCGTTCTGCGGAACGAAGAGAACGCGACCGTCGGGCAATAAAACAGACCCAGCGAACGCCGACGAACCGCTTGGTCCCGCCACTATGTTTCCGTAGACGGGATTTGAAGACGTGGCCCACCACGACTTGCTCGGCTGCGAGGCCGCGTTACACGTGGCTGAAATCCAGGCCTGAATTGTGACGGCGTTTGCAACGTTTGGCGTGAGGTAAGGACCTCTCTTGAAAAGATCTTCATTGTAGTAAATCGTTCCAGATACTATCAAGTTTGTACTTGTGAGTGCGTTTGAGGCATATACGTTGCCTTGAACCTGGAGGGTAGCACCGAGATTCGTAGACGTGTTGATACCAACGGAGCCCGATTGACCATAAATTGAAGTTGTATTGAGTGTAGTGACGTTCAGTGTGCCAAAATTCAAACTGACAGTATTGAGTGTAGTTATGTTGGCGCTTGTTGTATTAATACTTGTCGCATTAATATTCGTCGTGAAAACGTTGGTAGCTGTCAGCGCGTTGGAGACCCATATGTTCCCCGTGACAGTCAAGTTGGCTCCGCTTGCGCCACCAATATTGAATGCTGATGTGATTATGAGGGTAGTTGTATTGGTCGTGGTGGCGTTTATATAATTGAGTGAAGTTATATTAGGGGTTACTATAGAATTAGACACGTACACATTTCCTTGAACGCTGAGAGCGTTTCCGAAAGGGTCCGTACCTATTCCAATGTTACTGGCATTTAAAACATATGTGTTACATGTTTGCACAATATTAGCCGTTACTGTGAACACATTCTGAGCCGTCACGGTATTTGATACATACGCGTTTCCGTTGACGCTTAGGGCGTTGGCGGATGGATTCATACCGATTCCCACATTTGATGTCACCACAAGTGAAAACACGTTTTGGACACCCGAAACGTTAGAGTTTGTGGAAACGACGTTAGTAGTCGTGAGTGCGTTGGAGGCGGTCACGTTCCCTGCTTGCGCGGTGGTGCCGACCAGAGACGTTATGTTCACAGAAGTGATGTTTGCATTTGTAGCAAATATATTTGAAAATGGAACCGTTACATTTCCTATTCCGGCCGTTGAGGAGCTGGCTAAGATGTTCCCATAAAATTGGGAAAACGCCCCCTGAACGATGAGATTACCCTGAAGCGTCGTATTGCCCGTCGTGTTAGAATCACCAAAGTTGGTGATGATGGGCATATCTAGTAATTGCGGAGCAATTATTTACGGGCGGGATCCGGAGGATCCCTTTGCAGAGCAATTATTTACGGGTCCTCAGAACTTGTTGAAATAAGGTGAAAGGCAAAACTCTTGTGAAACTGGAGAAAAGGTATCAATGACACCCACATTCGCCGAGTCATAGGGTGTGAAAACCACCTGACCGTTTGGCAACAGGGTCGCGCCTGAAAATGCTATTCCCGACGTTTCCGCGGCCACCGAGTTTGAATATGTCAAGGCTACTGGATCAAACATACCCACGTTTGCAGAGGTTCCTGGAGCGAACACAACGTTACCCGAAGGTAGAAGTGCCCCTCCTCTGAAGAAATTCGTTACAGAACCTGCTATAGGTCCTACATTGGTTGAAGTTCCGGTAGTAGGGTTGATTACATATATATTTGAACCACTTGGTACTGTGATGACGTTTCCATTGGGTGCGAGAACCATACCATTGAACACGTCCGTTCCGACTACTATATTTGAAACTAAATAAGTAAATGCTTGTTGAAACGACATGACATTTGCTGACCCTATTGGACTGAACATTATGGCACCTGAAGGTAATAGAACCGAGCCCGTGTTGTACCCATCGGCTGCCAAGATAACGTACGCCGTACCGGCACTGCCACCGGGAGCGGATACAATTGCCCAAAGTCCGAGCGAAGATGACCAGGTTATATATTTACTCCCAAATAATGAACTAATAGGTGGATTCATTGTGTACCATGACTTGCCATCTCTTGAGTAAGCCCCCACACCTGCACTAGATCCATTGACGTAACCAACGGCTATGAACATGTTTGCTTCTGGAGACCACGAGACGCTGGTCCATTCAGATGCGACTTCTACACTTGATAAAGAAGGTGACGCCGCACTCCAACTTGGCGCCCCGGGTGGCGCCGGAACCCACGCCGATCCGGGGTTAGAACCGCCGCCGGTGCTCCCTACGGCAACAAATATGTTTAAAGTACTTGAATATGCAACTGAATTCCATGTAGACCCTAAACTCTGTAAGGTTGTTAGACCAAACCCTGGAAGGGGGAACCGTGCCCAAGAACCTCCACTGTAATACCACGCCCCACCTGCGGAAGTTGTAACGGCGAGTTGATTCCCAAAAGAATCTGTAGTCAATGATGTGTACTGTGCAATTGATTCTCCCGTGGGTGGTTGGGCGTACCAGGTGACGCCATCCGGAGTTAGAGCGTAATCTGTTCCCACAAATACATTACCAACACCCAAAGCTACAAATGTATTATCAAAAGAGTTATACGCCAAGGCTTGCCATGTCATTGTTGAATTTATACTATAAAGGTTCTGGAATGCTGACGGCGCATTCCAATTTATTCCATCAGTGCTATATGCTGAATTATAATTACCGTTTCCTCCAGTCGCGACAAACCGAGTTGGACTAGCCGCGACGGCCTGCCAAATGCACGTAGGATCAACTGAAGCAAGTGTAGTTCCGAATGAGAAACTCCATGTTTGACCATCAGAACTATAATAACTTTGGCCGGAGTTTATGATACTCACGAATTTGCCTATTCCCGATGACCATGCTATTGACGCACCCGTTGCCATCAGCGTCCCGGCCGTTACTGAAAATGGTCTAGGTAGCTGCTCTGTTGGTATTGTATATGAAACTTGGTTATTGTACAAAGCTATTTGTGAAGCTCCTAAACTTGAAGAATACTTGCTAGGTGTTAGCCAAACACCTTCAGGTGCTAAAACGCCGTTATATGACTGCCCAGAAAGTGGCCCGACGTTTGAAAATTTTGAAGTGACTGGATTAAACAGGCCTATATTTGAAGTTTGAGGCGCGAAAAAGACGTTTCCGTTTGGCAAGAGAACGCCTCCATTATACCCAGGGGGCACGCCAGCGACGGATGCGAAAGCCGAAGTGCTGGGATTGAAAATGCCTATGTTCGTACAGTTTGACGTGACAAATACCACACGACCATCGGGCAAGTAAACGCCACCCGAATACGCGTTGGAGGTTACAGAAACCGAAAGAACGTTTCCATAGGCCGGTGAGGGACTCGTGCACCAATATGATTTTGAAACTGCATTACATGTGGCTGATATGGCTGATTGAATTGCCGGTGCGTTTAGGGAGTTTGGCTGCAAATAAAGTGAACGTTTCGTCAGGTCTTCATTGTAGTAAATTGTGTTTGTGACTGATAAATCAGTTGAGGAGAGGGCATTGGATGCAAATATGTTACTAGTAAGGTAGTTAATAAAATATATAAATGATCCACCTTCGCCGCCATAAATAATGCCCCCCCCCGTGGACGAAAGACTTGTTTGCCCCCCATAATACGCAGACGAGCCCGGTGAATTGGCAAACGGTGGCAACTTATATGACGCTGGAGACCCTGAAAGTAAATTATAAAAAACTACTGCATAAGACTGGTTTGTGCGGGCAGTATTATACGCAAAAACAGCCGCTATATCACCGTTTGATGAAATTGATGTAGCGTATCCAAACCCATCATTAGCAACAGGTGAGTACGGAAGTTGAGATGCCGACCCCCACGAACCACCGGTATACTTGAAAATCGCAGCATAACCGGCGCCACTTGAAGCCGTTCCTGCGCCTACTATTGCTGTATTACCATCAGATGACAAAGAAACGCCGCGTCCGAAATTTGCACTAGCTCCCGCAGTTGAAACTAATGAAGTTCCCGCGTCCCATGTACCCGAGTATAGAAACACCTTCGCCGAGTTTGCATCAGGTGCACCTACAATAGCCGTATTACCGTTATAAGACAAAGAAACAGCCCACCCAAACTGGCTGCCGCCGCTGGTCAGCGCAGTTGCGGTACCCCATGAAGAACCGTTCCATTTGTAAACCCCTGCCCAGGGGGACCCCCACGCGCCTACTATTGCTGTATTGCCATCTGATGATAGCGCAACTGACCAGCCAAACAACCCACTAACAGGACGTGTTAATACTGTTGCTGACCCCCATGTTCCACCCGTGAATCTATAAACAGCTGCATAGCCAGCGCCAAACCCTGCGTTATATGCACCAACAAGTGCGATATTTCCGTCATAGGATAACGAAACTGCTGAACCGAACCGCGGGTTTGAGCCCGTGGCCGTTGAAACCAAGCCTGATTGATAGTTCCATGAACCACCGGAATATCTATATATAGAAACGGAACCTGGAGACCCGGAGGGGTTGGGAGCTCCAATAATTGCCGTAAGGCCATCATATGATAGAGCATCGGACCAACCAAGATGCTGATTAGTGTCCGATGCAGAAAATTTCAATGTACTCGAAGGGGCTCCGATCGCAAGACTTTGTTGATAAATTGAAAGAACGTTTATAGTATTCACGTTTAGTGTTGGAGACATGTTCGCAGATCCAGTAACTGTGACGGTGGTCGCGTTCATTGTCCGAACGTTCGCTCGCGTTGAATAAATGTTGGCAAATAGGTTTTGAGTCACTAACGCGTTTGAAACGAAGACGTTCCCTTGAACCTCAAAAGTACTCGCGGAAACACCTGGACCCACGTCTATAATCCCTATAGTGCTCAAGGTTGTCGTTTTGAGAGTGGCGGCGTTAATGGTCGTCGCGTACACATTTTGAGTCAAAATTACGTTTGAAACCCATGCGTCGCCCGTAATGTTCAGGTTCGCCCCACCGGTTGGATACCCTAAAGATGAATAAAAAATTATTTTCTCGGAAAGTGAAGCTATTAAAATACCGCATGAGGAAATCGTCACAGATTTTCCAAACTGACTAATTGCGGGTGCATATGCGAGTTGGGTCGCTGAGCTCCAGGTCCCGGCCGAATAAGTGTACTTGGCGGCGTAACCCGTGCCACTAGAGGCGTTGGGCGCTCCCACCACCGCCGTGAGTCCGTCTGCTGAAAGAGCGACTGACGCGCCGAAATTGGCACCCGCTCCAGCACCTGAAACGAGCGTCAAAGAACCACCGGGGCCAATCGTCGCCGCATATCCAGCACCACTTGAGTAGTATGGAGCACCTATAATAGCAGCACTGCCGTCAGATGAAATAGCAACCGAGTATCCGAAATAATCTGATGCGACTAGTCCAGTAGATACGCTTGTCTGACCTGTCACATTAACTCCGTTAAAACCATAAAGCGCCACTGTCGCGTAACCGGGCACACCAACTATTATAGTGTATCCAATACCCATTAGACCAGTCCCATATCCTGAAATGGCAACAGAATAACCAAAGTATGAAACGGGCCCATAAGGGTTACTTAGTGAAAGAGCACTACTCCATATACCGGCGGAGTATGTATAAACATATGCGGCTCCGATACCCGGATCGCCTACGACTGCTATATCCCCCGCAGGTGAAATAGCAACCGAAGATCCAAACGACTGACCAGGTCCGAACGAGCCTGGTATTAGGTCTGTGGGAGCAATACTCCAAGCCCCATTAACGAACGTAAAAACTCCAGCCAAGTTGTTACCAGGGGTGCCAACTATTAACGTGTTTCCATCGTACGAAAGAGCAGCTGCATACCCAAATGTAGGTGACGCGCTACTGTAGTTAAGTAGTTGTAAATTAATCATATCCCAATATCCACCAAACACGTTAGAAGTGAACCTATAGATATGCCCATATGTACTGGGAAAAATAGTTTGAAACGTTACCATCGTTGAACCGTCACCTGAATAATAAACATTTGAACCCCAATTGGGCGTCCCCCCAAACGGATTGGTCAAAGTTGTTGGACTTGCGGGTATTTGATACACTGGATTAACTATTCCAGTCGTCACTAAACTACCTGTGTTAATTACTCCAGAAACGTTCATCAAGTTGTACAGTGATACATTAGCCGTCGTGATATTGGAAACGTACGCATTGCCCTGTACCATAAGGTTCGCACCCCCCGAGGTCCCTATACCTACATGAGTTGCCCCGAGCGAAAAGGTGTTTGAAACTCCAGACACGTTCATTAGGGTCGTGAACAGATTACCACCCTGATACGCGTTTGAGGCCACTACATTTCCTGATAAAAATACAGTGGATGCTTGAATTGTCGTGTTCATGCTCGTGCTATTTGAACTGATCGCAAATACGTTACCGAAAGGAGCTCCAGGAGTTCCTATGCTTTGGTTTCCCAGTATATTTGACGTGAAACGTGAGGTGGCCCCGTATGAGACGAAATTTTGAACAATATTCGTGTTCCCTGTGGTCACAACGTCTCCAAAATATGTCGTGGCCGACATCCTCTAGTAGAAGCCTAGAAACTAAATACCGACTTACTTTTCATAAAGTCCAGTGAGCCGGGTCGGAGCGGAGCTCCTCCTTCACTGGAGTCTATGAATTTTTACACAGGCGCCAAAGGCCAAACAATGTTAAAGATCTCTCTGGGCGAGAGGATTTTTAGGGGGCTGGTACAAAAAGGACACTATAGAAATTCAACTTTAAGATTGAAAAGAAATAGTGTTCAAATTGTACCAGGGGGTGGGATGGTCTTCCAGTAGTCACGGTCCTTTATCGGTCCTGAGCCCCAAGTGAAAGGGTACTGTGAAACAGGCGTGTCCTCTACGTCGTCCATGTCCAGGTATGCGTCCGGACGACCGCCCTCGGCTCTGTACGTGACACGGTCCCTCATACCTGTCGGCCCGTCGGGGTCCGTTCCTTCAGGAACAAACTTAATCATAGGACTTGAAGTGATCAAAGCCTTAAGCCGGGCCTTCATAGCCTCTTCTTCCGTTTTGAAATAGCCGACCAATTTACCGGCCAGAGTAACCTTCCAGGCCTTGCCCTTTTCACGGCTCGCTACGTACGTCACGCCCACGGCCTTGGAAGAAGACTGCGTGCGCTTGACCGTCCTGACGGCCGACTTGACGAGGTTTTCCTCTCTGAAATCCCAGGGGTCTCCGTTCACGTGAGTCCACGGGCCCTTGGAGCCTTTGATGACGTCCTGGAGGTACACGCGCTTCCCGAGCCTCGTGGCGAACACCTGATGCGTCTTGGCGTGCTGGAACCACGTGTACTGGGCGAGGTTTCTGGTGAGCACGGAATGGGTCGAGACCTGAGCCGTATGAAGCACGGTTCGTATACCATCCACATACCGCCAGACGATGATGGTGTCCGTCATCCTGGCCGTCCTGGTACAAGACTAACATTATAATTTGGGCCGGTCACCCCTACCCTACCCACCCTTAATTCGTTTTTGAAATTCAAAATTTTTTATGACCTAAATGAAAAACCTGTAGTGTTCAAATTGTACCACCCTCCATAAAGTCAAGGGATTCCATCGTAGATGAATCCCCCTTGAGTCTATGAATTTTCATGTAAAATTAAGCCTCCTGAACCTCCACGACGACCTCAGCCTCTGGGACGGGCTCAGCCTCTGGGACGGGCTCGGCCTCTGGGACGGGCTCAGCCTCTGGGACGGGCTCAGACTCCACGACGGGCTCAGCCTCTGGGACGGGCTCAGACTCTGTGACGACCGGGGCCTCCACGACGGGTTCAGCCTCCACAACGGGCTCAGCCTCCACGACGACCTCAGCCTCGGGGACGACCTCGGCCTCGGGGACGGGCTCAGCCTCGGGGACGGGCTCAGCCTCTGGGACGACCTCAGCCTCAACGACGGGCTCAACGACAGGAACCTCCTCAACGACAGGAACCTCCTGAACCTCCTCAACAACAGGAACCTCCTGAACCTCCTCAACGACTGGAACGACGGGCTCGACCTCCGCGTGAGTCAAGAGACTGGAGAGACGCGAGCCGGTGACGGGCGCGACAGGAACGCTAGTTCCTGGAGCCGGGGGCCAATCAACACTCAAAGGATCCTGCACCTCGTCCGGCAGGTCGCGCAGGGCCTGCCTGTAGGCGAACCAGGCGTCCTTCTTGTCTTGGCTGAGGTGTGCGTCGGACAGGGCGACCCAATCGCTCTGGGCGAGTCTCGCGTTTCTCTCGGTTCTGAGTTGGGTCCAGGCCTGGTCGAGCTTGGCCTGAACCTTGGCCGAGTCTGCGACGAGCGTGACCTGATCACCGTCCTGAACGCCCTTAACGTCGCTCCAGCTCAAGCCTTCTGGAACCTCGAGGCGTATACCGGGGGTGACGGGAACGATGGGTGAGTCGCTAAAGTACCAATCGACGACGGAAAGGGTATTTGAATCCAGAATTACGAGGACCTGGCTCATTGCTGAAATAGCTTATGAAAATAATAGGCTGAAGGATCAATGGAGACGTACAAGGGTGAGCCGATCGAGGAGATGTACGATCTCTGGATGGCCCACAAGGCCAAGAAAGAGGAGATGCACAGAAAGAAATTGGAGCGCGACCGGAAGGCCAAGGCCCGGTACAGAGCCAAGCAGAAGGAAGTGTCCCAGGACGCTTCCGAATAATTATCTCAGGCCAAGGTAAGACATGGGGTTCATATACCAGATACGAAACACCGTGAATGGCAAGTGCTACGTGGGGCAGACGAGACGGAGATTGGTCTCTCATCGTTGGAGTCAACACAAGAGGAGACCTGACGGAATCCTCAAGTTTGCATTTGCCAGTCATGGACTCGACAAGTTTGAATTTTCGGTAATTTGTGAGATTCCAAACGAGGAATTGAACGACCGAGAAGTCAAGGAGATTTCTGAACGAAGGACTCTCGCCCCGAACGGATACAACCT